AATCATCTATATCATCATAATTTATAACTACACGTGATATATCAGATATTAACTCAAACATATATGTTTTTGATGGATCTAATAATTGTATAACTTCTGAATATTTATTTTGAAATATACTTTTAGCTCTTTCCGTATATACAGAGTCAAATGTCTGTTGTGTAGCAAAATTCCATTTTCCATTGTAATTAAACAATGTTAATAGAGTACCATCCATTTTCTCATATATTAATGTAGGAGTATCTTCCGAATTACTGTCTATATGTATAGATTGATCTTCTGTATAATTAAATATTTTCTGAAATGGCATAGATACAACTAAACCATTTGAATCTAATACAGTTCCTCTTAAATTTAATGTATAATCATCCCAATATCTTTCAAAGACGGTTTTACGAGTATATTTGTATAATGATATATCATAAACGGGATGTTTAATCTGATTTATATATCCATTATCAATATATATCTTTAATTTATCTAATTCAAATTCATTCATTTATTTTTTTAATTAATTGAACTAACATTACAAACTTACGAAATTAATTTTACAATTCCAAATTATTATTTATTTTTTAACAAATATAATAATTGGTTTGTGATTTCTTCTCTTACAGTTTCATAATTATTATGATGAACAATCATTTTATTGAAAAATATGTTAGAATTACAATAATGAATTCTAATGCTATATTTAGTAATATGTAATTTTTTATTTTCCATATTTTTTATATATAAAATTATGAAATCCAGTATCTCTAATATAGATATTATCAAATAAACATTGTGTTACATCATCATTTAAATCAACTCTAACATTTGGATAGTTTAATTTATAATAATTATGACATATACATTGATCGCTTGTAGTAAGCATAGTTAAGAAGTCTTCTAATACAAAATCAACTAATTTATATAATTCATCTTTTCTAGTTATATAAAATCCAGAGTTTAGATATTTATATCTTTTTTCTTTACCATCTATACCACTATCTCTATTAACTTGCTCTTGAAATAATTGAGTTCGTTTGTCGTGAAACATATTTACTTCTGAATTGAATAAAGTATTACAATTTAAACTTTCAAAATATTCTATTAATTCATTAAAATCTCCATCTATAAGAACATCACCTGCATCCATACATATAACATAATCATACTTTGATAAATCATATGTAAGTAAAAAGTCTTTTAATAAAAAATATTTATTTATATTAACCCATTCTTTTTCGTCTTTTGCACTTACTATTTTATTATATTGATACCAATCACCTAATCCAGCATCAATACCCAATCTAATCAAATCACCATAACCACGGTTAGAATATGTTAATTCTGCATCAGTAACTTTATCTACATAATTTGACCAAGTAAGGCATAATAAATTATCTGGTAATTTATATTTTGTATCTTTACTTAGAATATACTCCTTTAAATCTAAATAAGTATCTTTATTTGTATATCCTAAACCATTACCATGATATGCAATAACATTTGTCATTTTAATAACTTCCATTTTTTATAATTTGAAAAAATATCTTTGTAATATATAATATCTAAATATGTGTCTTGTTCAATGTAAATATGATCTTCAAATAATAGATAATCATCATAAGGTCTTCTATATATGAAATCAGATAATGCATGAACGAATGTTTCTAATTCGTAATCAGGCATATCGTCAATGAAAAAATATATTAGACACTCATTTATTTCCATATTCATAATCAATATAAAATAGTTCACCTTCCGGTTTAGATAATGGGCTTATAGATGTGAAATCAAATGAAATAATTGGAGTTGAAATGATATTAAATAGAGATAAATCTCTATATATTACCTTTCCATCCCATTTAACATATTTAAGTTTTATATGTTGTCTAATATCGTATTGTATTAGTTTCATCTATCTATAACATCGGTTTTTGGTTGAGATTCCCACCATTGTCGTGTAACTTCAATATCATTTAATAGATGACCACATTCAATAGAAGTATCTACAAATATTTTATATCCTAATTCCTTAACTCTTTCACAGAAAACTATATCTTCTGAATAAAACTTAATCTCTTTTTTAGAACCATACTCTGCAACTCTATATTCAAACCAAGGTTTAGATAGTTTTTTAAATACATCCATCTTAATAAGCATACATCCAGTTGCAAGTGCATCACATTCCATTAATTCCCCATATGGTATATGGTGTGGTAAAGCATAATCACCACTACCATCAGGATGTTTCCAAAATACAGCAGGTTTGTATGGATGGTATCTTTCAAAATACAATCCACCAACTATATCTTTATCATGAGCTAATAGTTTTTCAATAGTATCTGGTGGAAAAGTCATATCAGTATCTAAAAACATAATATGAGTGCAACCTTGTTGCTCTGCTGCTTCACATATATTATTTCTAGCTATTGATGTTATAGAACCTATAACAGATATACCTACGTGATTATCTGGTTTACGTAACATTTGATACGAATCAAAGAATTTCATATGTATAAACGGAAATAACATAGGAAGACCAATACCTACTTTAGTACTTGTATTCTTTGGTATTTGATTTTTTTTATATAAATTATCATTTATATAGTTACTATAAAACTCTTGTGGATTATCATATGATTGTGACATATTAACCTTAATATTAATTAATTAAAAATTATAATTACAAATTTACAAAAAAGAATTCATATATACAAATTAAATATTTAATAATTTCCATCTAACATAATCATTATATATATTTTTATAGTAAAAAGTTCGGAATAGAGTAACTTCGTTATAGAAAATTACTCTATCCCACATATATTCCGTTATAAATGGATCACTTTGTTGAAAGTAAATCTTAAATTGAAAATATATATAATCCGATTGCAATTGGATCATCTCAAATATGAAACTTCATAATAAATAGAGTTTTTTATATTTATTATAGAGATTTTTATATTATAAATATATTATTTTTTTGGGTAATACATGAGTTTAGCTATATATAATTTATTACAACAAGGATATTTAAAATATTCATCTGATATAAATACAGATTTTTTTAATACAACGCATGACTTGGAATTAGTTTATGGTGAAAATGAAAATATGGAAGTTGGATTTTCTATTGAAAAAAATAACTATGTATCTAAAGTAGGGATTTTAACTTTTAATGTTCAAGAGATAGTACCAAAATTAAAAAGTATAAACTCAACAGAAGTTACAATAAATATACCGTTAAACTCATTAGTATATAAAAATAAAAATTTACCAAATGGCGTAAGTAATGTTTTATATATAGCAAAATACACAAAAAATATATCAAAAGAAACTCTATATACTGATTTAAATGGTATAATATCATCTATAGAAAATTCAAGTATAAATTTAGATACGTATGCGGTATATAATGATGAAATATTATGTGAATTAAATCATTTAGATGGTCAAATAAATAATAATTTATCAATAACAATTAATATAGAAGACTTAGATGTAACGAAAGATTTGCATTTAATAGTATTTAATGATTTTATAAAAAAATCAATAGATATTTCGGATAAAGAATTATTTGGTGATATGTCATCAATATATACAGAAATATCGGTGGATGATAGTCAATATATATTTAATCTTACTTCTAGTTATTCTGCGTATAGCAATTGCAATAAATTATTTGCTTATGGTACTGATGAAAATCCGTATCTTCATGTATATTCTTATGATAATGATACATATTTAACATCTAGTGTAACGATAGATTCAAAACCAACATCACCAATAAGTAAATTACAATTTACAAAGGATAGTTCAAAATTATTCGTATTAACAAAACAAGATCCTTATTATAAAATATACACTATATCTAACAACACATTAAATGATGGTCTTTCTATTGGAAACGAACTACCTACACAAGAAGTAGCAGATATAGCAGTTACATCTAATGGTTCTTCTATATATTTAATGTCTGCTAATATAGGTACAGTTATACGAAGATATACTTTAAGTGGAAACTCTTATACATTAACATCAACCAGAACTTTACTTGATAATGATGAAAATATATATAGATCTATGGAATTAAATGAAGATGATTCTGTTATTGCATTGGCATCTATTGATAATGGTTTAATATATAATATAGATAACGGTAATATATCCGACGTAAACACAACTTATATAGATACTAATATACAGATATTTGAATGTTTTAAATTTAAATGGTCAACAACCAAAAAATATTTAGTTGTTAATGGTATTATGGCATATTATAATACAATATTAAATGGTAATGTTCATATATTAAAAAAGGATGGTGATTCATATAAATACCTAACAACTATAACGGATGCATCGGATATGTATGATATAAAATCAATCGATTTTGATTTAGAAGATACATGTATGGTTTTAGGTGGAAATCAATTGCTAAATAGTGATTTTAGAACCGAGTATAGTACGGAAATTAGAAGTTTTAATATAGATAACGATGTATTTACATTGCAAACCGATTACTTTAAAGATATAAATTCAGAATTTTTAGATATATTTAATGGTATAGGTGAAGTAACATCATGTGATGTATCTCCAAATCAAATATACATATCGGCAACATCAAAAACACAACCATATTTACATATATTTAGTTCTAGTGAAAAGTATATAGATTCTTATAATTTATTACAATCAAAAATAACTGCTAGTATTAGTGTGGATTTTGTTGAAGACTTTAAAACCACTATAAATACGATATATAGCTCTCATAGTTATGTGGATTATACATCAAGCAATATAAATGATATATTAGATACCAATCCTTCATTAGCTTATAGTAGATATAGAGTTACAAAGGATGATGATGTTTTACGTGTTGGTATGTATGCTGATATGAATTCTAATTTAGAACAAGATTATTCAAATAAAGTTGCACAATTACATTTTGATACTAGAAATTTAAATTTATTTGGGAATTTGGTATCTGCAAAACTATCATTTCATATAGATAAAAACACAATACATAAAAGACCAAGAGGATTCTTAGATAATGTTTCAAATAAACTTATAGTAACTAAATTAATAAACAATACATCAAATTATCAAGCAGTTAGTAGTTCTATAACAAGCGAAATAGTATCTAGTGCTAGTTTAGATCCATATTTCTATTTTACAGGTAATAAAACAAATTATTATGACGCAATAGCTATAAGCACGGAATCCATTGAAAGTTCTTATATAGATATATCTAATATAAATCAGTTAGGGGTTACTAGTTTCTCCTTATTCATAGATAGTACATACAAATCATCTAATTTTAGTAGTTCAGAATTAAATTCTAACGGAAATATAGTTTCATATAGTCTATATAAAGAATATGATACATTTAATACAGATTATAATACTATAATATCATCTATTGTAGAAACAGATTTAAATAATGAAATAATAGTATCACAAGAAACATTCCCTACATTCTATACAGCAACATCTAAGGTATATTATCATGATTCTGCTAGTCAAAATATAATAAATATAACGAATACATTAACATCTAGTATTATGCCGGGTTCTATGAGTAAAATGGCTGTATCACAAGATGGCCAATGGTTAATATATGATAGTGGATTAATGAATCAAGAATTAACTAGAAGTATATATAATGAAAATAATACATATCATAAAAATATAAGCAGATCAAATTTAACAGATAGAAAAGTATCTGACAGAACTAAACTATCGAATGATAATTTATATGTTTTATATGAAGGTTTTGCTAATCATGATAGTTATGTATGGAATTTATCCAATTTAACACAATACAATCAAACTGATGGTAAAGTACCTGGATTTTCATTATACTCTATAAACGGAAATTCTCTTAGTTACTATACATTACCGACTTATAGCGCATATTATTATAATGGCAATTTTAGTAATGATTCTTCTCAATTAGTTGTATTAAACAATCTTGATGTACCTATATTGTTTGATTTAGAAAATAATACATATGATAAATTATATATAAAGAGTAGAGAATATGGAATGTCACAAGAAAGTTCATATATAACAAATGGTTATTTCATAGATAATAGCAAAAACATAATATTTGGTATGAGCAGTAAAGATAATCAAATGTTTAAAAAGAACTCAGCGTCAGCATCTAACTTTACAGTAGATGTACCTGTTAGTAGTTCTAATTTTATACATACATCTAATATATCAAATCATATATTAGTAGGTGATATATCTGGAAGTGAAAAACATGTTAAGTTATATAAACACAACTATAATAATGATACATTTGAGCTAATACCAAATCCAACTGAGATAATATCAGAATCTATATCTATATCATATAGAAATAATATACTTGCATTTGCACATAATAGTGTAGATAAAATTTACATATATAGTCAATCAAATGATTCATTTACAAAATTAAATACACCTACATCATTACCATTAGGTAATATGAAAGATATACAATTATCCAACGATTCCAAATATATGGTTGTTACTACTGATACTAGCCCATATATGTTTGTATATAAAAACACATCTAATATATATGAGTTAAAAGAACTAGACGTAACACCAACCACAGAAATAAGTTCATTTGGTATATCATCTGTTTTAAATATAGGTAATGGTGATTTTGATGTATTTCTACCATATATATACTCTGGTAGTGCAAATACATTATACACTTATAAACTTAACTCTATAACTGATAATGTTGAATTTGGATATACTGCTAGTACAGGTAATCGTATCACCAATCCACACAGTATAAATGATTCTTATTATTGGAAAGATATAAAATGGTCTAATGATAATTCTTATTTTTATATGATAACTATGGAGAAAACCGTAGATGGAGATGAAACTAGAGGAGTTAGATATTTTGAACCATCATATTATACTAATCCATATACCAAACAATCTGGCTATGCAATTAAAGAATTACGGGATAGAGTATCATATTATGCAACACCATCTAGTTATAAAACATATGATAGTTATGATGTAGCTCTAAATCATTACCCAAACAAAATAAATTCGGCACATAAATTACCTGAGTATGTAGTTACTCGTAATTCCGGTTTAAACATGGATGTTACTATATATAATGATGAATTTAATTCATACGACGATACAACACAGTATCGTTATCTATCACGTACACATAGAATATATTATAATTCTGCATCTGAAATTACGAATACTCAATCCGTAGAATATAAATTTTCATATGATGATAGGTATATATATGGAGTATCGGAGGTATCTCCTTATTTCACTATTTATAATAGAAATTCTAAACCATATAATCCTGTTTATATATATTCAGAAAACCAATTAATAAGAGATTATAATTCCGATCCAAACCCTAAGTTGAATTTTTATAAATATTATCCAACCTCATCATTAGCGTCTATAGATGGTTATAAATTTACAAATACAAATAATGATTTTGTAGTTTATGGTATGGGTATATCGGAAACATCAGATCCAATAGAAGCATTTAGTGTTAATACAAGTTCATATCATTATGAATTTACTAAAATAGATAATTATATAGATACTACACAATTACAAGGAAAAACTGTTATTAAATTATCATATACATCCGATGATAATAGATTACTGGCTCTATGTAATGATAAATCCAATATATTTTTATATTATTATACTTCATCTGAAACTGGTTATGTTTATAATCAAACTATAAATACTATACCGATTAAAAGCAGAGGAACCTATAACTTAGCTGATGCAAATATATCTTCTGATGGTTCATACGCTGTATTATGTGCATATGGCAATACTAATACTATACATACATATCAAATAAACGATGAAAATGTTGTTACCGAATTAGATAATATATGTAATACCATAGATAGAGTTACATCAGCTGACATCTCAATTACCGGTTCATTTATACCAAATACAAGATATAATGATTCATTTACGAATAAAACATCTGGTAAGGGAGTATTGGTTTTATCCGATATAAATGGTTGGTTAGAAAATAAATCTGTTTTATTACAAAGATACAGTAGTTCATTTACTACTGAAAGTTTCTCTTTAATAGCAACTTCAAGTTATAACCTATATCAATCAAACGTATTTGATTATAGATTTAATCCTATAAATAATTTACTAAATGAAAAGTTTTATTCTTTTTCATACGATAACAAATTATTATCTGTTGTCAGTTATAAAACTGATTGTGAAGGAAATCAATCTACAACTGATGTGGATATATTTGAATATATAGAAAATGAAAATAAATGGGATATATATGAAAGTTATAAATCAGATACATCTAATATATTAAGTTTAGACTATAAACCAACATCAGTATCATATACAAAGTTCCATCCATCAATGCCTTTATTGATATGTATAAGTTATGGTATAAATAAAGGTATATCTGTTTATAAATTTAAGTCGTATTTTGATCCACAAGATAACCCAACATCAGATGTACCTGGTATTATGGAATTAGTATATAAAGGAATATTACCATCAGATTATAATGGAATATTAGTAAGTAATATAGTATTCTCAAATGATGGAAAATACATGATATTACATTCATCTGTAGGTAAAATATATGGATACAAAATAACTTGGGAAAATAAAAGAACTCCTATTATAACAGAATTAGATAAAGGATATACTGAAGATGAGATAGATTTAGGATCAAAATACTCTGCATTTTATAATAGAGATATACTTAATGGAAATCAACAAGTTGCATCTTTTATAAATGATACAGAATTTGTTATGCCTATATTACAAAGTGGATCATTCTATGATGGTGACTTTGATTATAACGGAACAAATATACCATTACAAGCATCATCAGTTAAAAACTATATATTTTATATAGATGAAAATGATACAATACAATTAAAATATGAAACAGTTGAACCATATTTTATAAATGATACATTGCCTAGTTACTACAACAATCAATACTTATCTCAAAATATAAACAATGTGTCTTTAGTTGATATATTTAATACATCATTAAATAAAGATTATATATTTCATACTGCATTGTATCAACCAAATAGCGATTTACCTGATATACAAGACGCATATCTAGTTTCTGGTTCAAGAATATTATATAGACATAAAGCATTTGAAAATTATCATATTATTGAATTTCCAAAAAGTAACTATATAAGTTTAGATTTAGAATATCAACCTGTAACAGAACCTACAATATCTATAAATGCAACTTCTTATGGTTATATAGAATATTCATCTTCAAATGTAAATGATATATTTGATGCTACATCATCAATAGATTATTATATATATAGTCAATCAGAAACTATAAAATCAGGATTGTCATATGAAGGTGGTGTTTATACAGCTAATGTTGGTTATATATCATTCAATACATATACAGTAGCAAATAATGTATCTCCTACAAAAGTTAGACTTGTATTTGATATAAATGAAGATTCTTACTCATATAAACCAAAAACATTCCCTAACGGAGTTGATAACTACTTAAATCTAGTATTTTATAATTATCCATTTGCAATAGAAGATATTAAAGGTTTAATATCAACTATAAATCAAGCACATAGATCAAGTTATATAACTTACATAGAAGAAAATAATTTATGGATTAGACCTATAGTAGTAAATACAAAGGATTTAGAATCAGATTCTTCTAGTAATATAGACACTCAATTTAGTTATCCAGATACAGAATTAAATTATACTGTTGGTGTAACAGATAATGGTAAATTCTACGTAGATATAGAAGATGATACATTAATAAATAAAAAAGGTCATACCAATATATTATTCTATATAGATCATCTATATAAACAACAAGATTTTGATAATCAAGTATTAACGGATAGGTCATTATCTTATGGTTTAAAATATTATAATGGAAGTATAATAAATAAAACATATATAGAAAGACCAAAACATATTAAAACTGGATTGAATGAATCTGTTATAGTAATACTATCAGAAGATCAATCTGTATATAGTTTTTATAGATCGTATGGTGGTGATATTCATACAAATGTATTTCAAAGTTTTATACCATCAATAAATGCTAATTCAACTTATATACATTTAAGTGATTCATCTAGATACTTATCTGTATGCGATTACTTAGTATCAGCTAAAGTATTTTATAGAACTGATAATAGTTATAAAGAGATACCTATTATATATGCAAATATAGATAGACCCGTATATTGTCATATAAGTGATGATTCCAATTATTTACTAATAGTTCAAGAAACATATCCAAATATAATATTAGGTATACAATCATATAGCGATAGAGTTGTTTTTAATTTTAAAGATGATAGAGTGGTTGAAAATTCTATAACTGGAGTAATAAATCCATATAAAGCCGTAGATATGAGGAATAATGTTATTGTTATAGGAACAAATAATGGAGTTTTAGTATATAAAAATTCATCTAAAGGATATTCAAAAGATATAATGACATTCGTAACTACAAATTATAATAGTGCATCTAATATATCTATTACCAAATTATCAACTAATAACTATTTAGCTATTGTAGATGAAAATACAAATAGATTATTTGTATTTTATATATCTGGATTTACAGTAACAGAAATATTTGATTATACGTTTAATGGTGCTGTAACCGATATACTATTTTTAGAAAACAATAAATATATAGCAGTATCATCAGTTGAAGATCCATATATAACATTCTTCGAAATAAACGGATCCGATGTAAGTTTAAAGAATATAAAATTTGATATAGATATAAATGAACCTATATACGCTATGTCTTTCTTAAAAAGTGCAAATAAATTATTATTGGGTGCAAAAGATAATAATTTTGAATTAGAAGTTTCTACTGGATATTCTATAAATAGATTTAATGGTATAAATGATTTACCAACGGGATTAGGAACTGCAGTTGATTTTTCTCATAATGATAAATTTATGATTGTTTCTCATGAACAAAGTCCGTATATAACAGTATATTATGTTACTGATACAGAATATATTAAAATATCAAATGGTAACTTCGATATATTACCTAGTTCAACTGCTAGATGTGCAGCATTTTCAAGAGATAATAACTATCTTTTAGTTGGAACCGAAGCTGCTCCTTACTTACATATATATCAAGTAAACGATAATAATGAAAATACAACATTTACTTCAGTTTCATTACCATCAAATCCATTTACAAGTTTTATAATTAATATAGATTTTAGTTATAATGGAAATTATGTTATATTTGCAACATCTGAACAAGGTATATTAGGATATTCATATTCAAATGGTACATTAGGAACTGCTATGACAATCAATATACCGGTTACAGGTTATGTTTCCGAAACTCAATTTTCACCTAATGATAATTTTGTTGGTGTAGCGATGGATAATAGTCCTTATGTTAGATTTTATAGTCATTCAAATGGAATACTAACAAAATTATCAGATCCACAAACAATTCCTACTGCAAAGGCAAGAGATATAGCATTTACAGAAGATGGAGTAAATGTATTTATAAACTTCCGGCAAAATCAAGGTATAATTGCTTACAAATATAATGGAACTAAATTTGAATCTGATAATATACTATCCGAAACCATCGGTTCGGGTGTAGGTCAAGAAATGATATTATATAACGATAGAACTTTGATAACTGTTATAGAAGGATCTTCTCCATATATCAAAACATATGTTCAAACTAATAATATATACGAACCATTATATCCAAATCCATTTACAGATATAACAGGAGATGCATTTGGTATATCAAAATCAAATAATGGTAAGTTTATAGCAATAGCACATGATTCTGCTCCATATATAACAGTATATAAGGTAATATCCGATTCTTTACTTTTAAAATCATTTGATATAAAACCATATACATATACATTACCTGATGGAGATGTCAAATCAATAGCAATATCAAATGAAGATGATTATGTAGCTATAGCTAGTTCACAAGAAGATTATATAGCATTATATAATTCAATCGATGGCAATATAACTAGATTAAAATCACCTGATAGTCTGCCAACCGGACAAGCAACATCGATTGATTTTTCTAAGAACGATAAATATATAGCGATTGGTTATCAAACTAGCCCATATATAAACGTATATAAATTGAACAAATCAAATCACAATACAACTTTATTGAATATAAATTATGCATATAACAATGAAATAAATACAGTTGCATTTGATGAAGGAAATAAATATTTAGCTATTGGTAATAATACAGCACCATATATTCATATATATGAGGTAAATAATATTATAGATCAATTCAATATTATACTAAACGAACCATCTACTTTACCAACGGGAATAGTAAATTCTATTGCATTTTCGGATAATAACAGTTATATGGCAGTTGGTTATAATATACCTCCGTATTTATCAGTATATAGTGTAGATAGAAACACAAATTCATTTACAAAATTAGAAACTATAACTGAATTACCTATTGGTAATGCTATAGACGTGACATTTAGTTCTGGAAGTGAATATTTGTCTGTTACTCATGAAAACTCACCATTTGTAAGTCTTTATCAAGTTAATAGTATAACAGATGAATTTACAAAAATAGAAGATCCAGATACTTTACCTATAAATCAAATAAAAAGTACTACATTTATATCTAATTATCTATATCTAAATAGTGATGTTGCACCATATAATCATTTATATAAATTAAATGATTATGATAAACCAACTAATATAACAGATAGACTATCTATACCAAACGATCCATCTATAACAAGTGAAATATCTTCTGATGGTAATTATTTAGTAGTTGGAACAAATACTTCTCAAACATTAAAAGTATATAGTTTAGATTACTCGTATACCGACTTTAATAATTTATTAATATATGAATTAAACGGTGATTTTATAAATCATCATAAAATATCATTTGATGTTGGGGATGATACATCTTTAGACTTCTTATTTGATACACCGGTATATAATAAAATACAAAATATAACACCATCATCTATTGGATATGTTTCATTTAATACAAGCGATTTAAATGATTTTATTAATAATAATATATCATATACTTTAAATAAAGCATCCGATGGTAGTGTTAATTTTGAAAATTCAATAGGTAAAGTTGGTAATTCTTATGTTGGATCTATAGGTATGTTTTCAGTTGATATAACTAAGTTTAAATCTGCTCAGTCCGTAAATTCTATGAATATCAAATTGGATATTACGCCTGAAAATACATCAACAACATCATCATACTATGCATCAACAGGAAATAATAAATATTATCTTTATGCTTACGTTGGTAACGTAGATTCTGATAATGTAAATACAGTTATATCTAATATACTATCTAATCCATCGTTATATAAAGTTGGTGAGATAGATTTAGACGATCAGTTTGTATATCAATCACAAGATTCAGTTGATTATAATGGAGTAAATTATTATGATAAATCTATATATATTGATCTAGATAAATCAAAATTAACATATTCAAATAATGTAACTATATTTTCATTCCATCATTATATATTGGATAAAAATACATTTGCTGCTGAATTACCATTAGAATCTAATATAGATAGTTTATTTTCATTTACAATGACAGAATTTGATAGTATATCTATGGATTTATACTTGAATTTTGTTAGAGGAATATTACATCAATTGAATAAAAAAGATATAGTGTAGATAATTACATCTACACTATATCTTATTAAATTCATCTAGATACACCCATTAATTCTACTAGATTTGCAACTGGATATTTAACATCTATTTCTAATTCTATATCTGGATTTAGTCTAAATGATGTTTTGTTTTGTGTTATCGATGGTGAACCGTAAATATGTACATATGGAAAGCTAAGATTTCCAATTACTAAATAAGCATTATTATGTGAAATCGAAATAGATCTACTACCACTGGTTGGTAATGTATCTGGATTTGCTAATTTAGTAAAAGTATCACCTGACTTTTTATATATTGTTAGATAAGGAGATATATTATGTCCTACAGTTAAATAAACGTCATCTGATGAAAATGATACTCCGTAACTGTCACCAATCGGTAAACTAGTTGGATTTGTTAATTTAGTAAAGGTATCTCCACTTCGCTTATATATAGTTATAAAAGGAGAACTAATATGTCCAACTGCTAAGTAATCTCCATTAATTGAAAATGATACACTATAACCACTATTAGCAGGTAAACTAGTTGGATTTGTTAATTTAGTAAAGGTATCTCCCGATCTTTTATATATTGTAATAAACGGTGATGTATCATGTGCTATAGCCAAATAAGTATTATCCGATGAAAATGACACCCCACGCCCATTACCGGTTGGTAATGATGTTGGATCTGCTAATTTAGTAAAGGTATCTCCCGATCTTTTATATATTGTAATAAACGGTGATGTAAAATGAGCCGTTGCTAAATAAGTATTATCCGATGAAAATGTAACCGAATGAACCCTATTAACTGGTAATGATGTTGGATCTGCTAATTTAGTAAAGGTATCTCCGCTTCGCTTATATATAGTTATAAAAGGGGAACTAATATGTCCAAATACCAAATACACATCATCGGATGAAAATGTAACTGATTGAGCTTGATTTACAGGTAATGTATCTGGATTTGCTAATTTAGTAAAGGTATCTCCGGATCTTTTATATATAACTATATTTGGAGAATTACTATTAGCAATCGCTAAATAAGTATTATCTGATGAGAATGAAGATCCAAATACAAGTCCAGCTGGTAACGAGCTTGGATCTTCTAATTTAGTTAATCCTTGCTCAATATCATAACCTTCCACTTGATTAATAAAATCTTGTTTTTTAACAAATTGATCATTATAAACTAAAAAATTATTAGTTTCTCCATAAGTTATATATTCATCAGGAACAATTATAGATGCAGTATAATAACCTATATTAGATGAACTAGCTACATTACTATCAGAAGATGTATTATAAGTATAGTATTTAGATAAATCAACTGTATTAACTAAATTTGATTGTGGTATTTGATAAGAAGAAGTAATTATATTATATGGATCATCCGATAAAACATCTCCGTTATATTTTACTATATATAATTTATTCTCAACTTCATCAGGTAAAACATTACTTCTTGATATTTGAGAATTTTGATTGAATTTGATGTTAATAGATGCAGTATAAGTATAACTATTAGATTTATATACAGGAACATCAAAAGAAACAAATCCTACTTTACAAGTATATGTATTATCATCTAATTCAACAGACGATATTAATTCACCGTAACTTCTACTATATTCTAATGAAGAAGATGCGTTATAAACCGACTCGGACAATGAAGATGAAAATGTTATAGTTCCTGTTGTTGATGGTTCTATTATTTTATTATATACGTGATTCGGTATAGATTGAGATATTACGGTATATTCTCCTATATCGGATGATGATAGGATTGTTTGGGTGTAGTTATCTTTTACTATATTAAATTTTTTAATTATATTCTTTGGATCACTAGATATATGTGCTGATGATAAGTAATTTTCATTAGATATATCCATACCATATATAGTACCACCAAACACACCATCCATTTTACTATGATATTCAAAATTATCACCATTACGTTTATATATCAACACATCTTGTGTAGAGTTACTTCCATAAAATAAATAATCACCGGTTGAATTAAAATGAATAGAATTATTATTTGATGATAATGGTTGTGTTGTTGGATTAGATATTAAACTAAAAGAGTCACCATTGCGTTTATATATAAGTAATAATGGTGATTGGCTTTGGGCTATAGCTAGATATGTATCGTCTGGTGAAAACTTTACCGATTTAACATATGATTGTGGTGCTGATGTTGGACTAGATAATAATGTAAGGGATGAGCCACTACGTTTATATATCATTAAATATGGGGAACCTAAACTACCCAAAGATAAGTATGTACCGTTATTAGAAAAGTTTAGGCATACACCTAAATTAGTAGGTAATTGACCTGGATTCGATGTTTTAGTGAACGTATCTCCACTCTTACTATACATACTTATATATGGTGTATTTGCATGTGCCATAGCCACATAAGAATCATCATTTGTAAAATCAATTGATAAAACATTACCAGTAGGTAATTGGGTTGGATTTGATATTGATGAAAATATATCACCGCTACGCTTGAATATTCTAATATATGGACTAATATTTACGGATCGTATTAAGTAATTAGTATTTGTTTTTGAAAAAGATATACCCCTTTCCGAATCTTCTGATTGGAATTGAGTTGAAGGAGAAGATAATTTTGTAAATGTACCATCAAAGTTATTTTTATATATTTGTAATGCAAGATTAGAAGGATTACTGGAGTATTGGGTATTAAATGCTATATAAGCAGATCCAGATGATATAGACGTTCCAAGAGAATTAGGGGAACCCAAACTATCATTTACAATATCATCAACTAATATTTGATTTTCCTTCTCATTAAAATCTTTCTTTTGATATAGGTGATCCACATAACCAATTAAATTAGTATATCCATATCTATTAACTACACTAGAACTAATATTGACAGTAAAACTACCACTATTAACTAATGTTCCAGATTGATAATTATCACTACCAGTAGTATAAGTATAATAATCAGTTAAATCTATCTCACCAACAATCAATGATTGATGAGATGAACTTATAATACTATAAGCACTATCTGTATCTAAATTACCGCTGTAAGAAACTAATTTTATTTTATTTTCTACACCTTCTGGTAACGTTTTACTTCTAAAATTGATAGTTGAACCTGTTATAACATAGCTCAATATAGAATTAGTTAATACTTTTCTTTCACTTATACCTTTAGTATCTAATGATAGTAAACCTACATATGCTGTATAATTAGTTCCATCGTAAGTTAATGCTGTATTTACGATACTTTCTGTATTATAAGTTTTACTATAATTTATAGATTCTGTAACATCAAATATCGATTGTGATAATGATGATGAATATACTATATAACCTGATTTGTATAAATTCATTTTTATTTTTTTCCTTATTATTCAGTTTCTTCTATAGTTGCTAATGGAACACCATTATATTCTTTAATATTTGCTATGTTTATACCTGATAAACCTCCTAATTTACCTATAGGGTAAGTAACATCTATTTCTAATTCTATATCTGGATTTAGTCTGAATGATGTTTTGTTTGATGTTATCGATGCTGCTTGATACATTTTAAATACTTTTCTAGGATTTTTCCAATTGTAATATGGAACTATATGATTATTTGAAAATCTATTAAAATAATGAGCATTTTCATTACTATCTATTGGGTAGTTATCTAATAAAACCAAAGAATCATTTTGTATTTTAAATAATAAGTAATCTCTAGAAGTAGATATACCAAATAAATAGTCACTGTAAAACATAGCATTTTGGGATGGACTGGAATTAAAAAATCCTCTATTAGAAAAAATATAATATTCTAATTGATTTATCTCTAATGGATTATATGATACGATTTTATTTAGATATATACCTGCGTTATCTTGGGTTATAAAATATTCACCTGATGGGTTTATTTTAAATATTCCAGAATTATACTGATATATAACGAAATCACCGGTATTGTTTATTTGAGTAAATGTTTTATTTTCATTTATACCACTACCGCTATAATATAGCATTTCATTTGTTCCATAATTAAATATAAATAAGTAATCTAAATTATTATATTGTGTTGTTGGTAATAATGCTGGATTACCACTTAACGTTATATTTGATGTATCTACTGATTGGAACGTTTCGCTTTGAGTATTAAAGTATTGTATTTTTATATATGGAGAAATATTTGAAGTTTGTATAACATAATTTCCAACTACAACATCGGATGAAGCTCCAATTACAATATTTTCAAATCTATCAGCTATAAATCCAGTTGGATCTGGCATAACACTCATTGATGGAATATCATCATGATATTTAAATAATTTCATAGGAGGAGTTCCATCACTACTAACAAAAAAGTGATTATCTGATAATTTATACATACCAAATCCACCCATTTGAATATCAAAACTAGTAAGATTACCACCTCCTTGTGTAGCCGAATAAGTGTCGCTTCCTGTATTTATATTATACATATACCAATATGATCCTTGTGTACATACAAAAGTATAATCTCGTATAAATCTAATTCTATTTAGTGGTGCTATAGGTAGTGTAGTTGGATCTGCTAATTTAGTAAAATTACCATCTGTATTTTTAAGAACTTGTATATGTGGATTGTTTTTTAAAAGAGTAACAAAATAATCCGATTTTGGTGACATAGCATATTCTTCTATATTCCACATATCTTGTAACATATTTTCACTACCACTATTTAATAATACAGGTGAATTTATATTATCTACATTATATATAGTAATCGATGTAGATGCACTAGGAGCCATAGTATTAGAATTTGGTAATCCTTGAATACAATATAATTTATTATTTTTATATATAAATGAGTTTGTTGGTTTTATTATACCATCAAAATTGGTTGTTATTAAATTATAAACTCTTGAAGTTGTATTTCCAGTTGATACATATGCATCATATCTAGGAGAAGATCCACCAGTTGATATGTATTTTGTTCCATCACCAATAATAGTAGAATGATTATACAAATTATTAGGAGTTTGATTTGCGGCTATTGAATTTGGTGCTGCTAATTTATAATAAATATTATTAGTAGGTGTATAATATGAAACTAAATATTTATCTACTGTAGAATTTTGACTTTTACATATCATATATAAATTATCTGGAGTGTATTTTACGGCACGTGCGGTTTCAGTTGGTTGTGTGTTAGGTACATTCAATTTAGTATATATTCTATTAACACCTTCACCACTACCACTATAGATATATAAATATGGTGAGTTGGTTTGTGCCATAACAAAATGAGAACCATTTGGTTTAACATCTATATCATAAATAGTAGAATTAGGTAATGTAGTTGGATTATTTAATTTAGTAAAAGTATTTGTAGTATAATCCATATGATACATAGCAAAATTATTAGAATTCCAACTATAAGGAGAACAAAATACATATTCATCATCATTATAACTACATATATGATATACTCCCATATTAGACGGATTATACGTCATTCCACTAGATACATTTGTATATATTCTATTAACTCCTTCACCACTACCAGAGAATATATATGTTCCAAATGACGTAGATCCCATTATAAAATGACTACCGCTATTTAGAAATTTTACATTTGTAGAAATATAATTTACAGATATGGATCCGGATCCAAGATAAAATTGAACATTTTCCGTTATATCCGTATATGTACCATCATCATTTTTATATAATAATTGACCCCAAGCATAATCGTCGGGATCTTCGTTTCCAAATGTATATATATAGTATCTTTCATCAGGAGTTATGTCGAATGCATTCGGTGTAGAATTTGGTTGCATATTATTTTGAGTTTCATATGTAAATTCATAATCCTGAACACCAGCATCAAAACTAAATCCACTAACTTGATTAATAAAATCTTGTTTTTTAACAAATTGATCGTTATAAACTAAGAAATTATTAGTTTCTCCATAAGTTAAATATTCATCCGGAATAATTATAGAAGTAGTATAATAACCTATATTAGATGAACTAGCAACGTTTGCATCCGATGATGTTGTAAATGTATAGTATCTAGATAAATCAACTGTATTAACTAAATTTGATTGTGGTATTTGATAAGAAGAAGTTATTATATTATATGGATTATCATTTATAATATCACCATTATATTTTAATATATATAATTTATCTTCTACGCTACTTGGTAACACATTACTTCTTGATATTTGTGCATTTTGATTGAATTTAATATTAATAGATGCAGTAAATGTTGTATTTGCTGTTTTATATTGAGGAACGTCAAAAGAAACAAAACCTACTTTACCATAGTAATTTTCTGATTCTAATTCTACAGATGATACTAGTTCTCCAAAACTTCTACTATAAGTTAATGATGATGAAACATTATAAACAGATTCCGATAATGGAGATGCAAATGTTATAGTTCCTGTCGTTGATGGTTCTACTATTTTCTTAAATGTATCTTCTGGTATAGATTGAGATATTACGGTATATTCTCCTATATCGGATGATGATAGGATTGTTTGGGTGTAGTTACCTGCTATTTCTTGGGATTTGTAGATAGTTATAAAACGAGATGTATCATGTACTATAACTAAGTATTTACCATCTGATGAAAATGAAACTCCATATCCAGCACTAGGAGTTAATGTATTTGGATTTGCTAATTTAGTAAAAGTATCTACTGATCTTTTATATATTATTGTAAAAGGAGATCCGCCACCAGTAGTTACCAAATAATTACCATCTGATGAAAATGAAACTCCATTTCCAGCACTAGTAGGTAACGTATTTGGATTTGCTAATTTAGTAAAAGTATCTCCTGATCTTTTATATATAGTTATAAAAGGTGATGAATCATGTGCTATAGCTAAATAATTATCATCTGATGAAAATGAAACTCCATTTCCATTACCAGTTGGTAACGTATTTGGATTTTCTAATTTAGTAAAAGTATCTCCTGATCTTTTATATATAGTTATAAAAGGAGATGTATCATTTCCTACAGCTAAATAATCATCATTTGATGAAAATGAAACTCCACTCCCAAATCCAGAACTAGTAGGTAACGTATTTGGATTTTCTAATTTAGTAAAAGTATCTCCTGATCTTTTATATATTGTTATAAAAGGAGATTTATCATGTGTTATAGCTAAATAATTATTATCTGATGAAAATGAAACTTTATATCCTTCACCAGTTGGTAACGTATTTGGATTTTCTAATTTAGTAAAAGTATCTCCTGATCTTTTATATATAGTTATAAAAGGTGAATTACGATGAGCTACAGCTAAATAATTATCATCTGAAGAAAATGAAACTCCATATCCCAAATTATTAGGTAATATATCAGGATCTGCTAATTTAGTAAAAGTATCTCCTGATCTTTTATATATTGTTAGATAAGGAGATAAATTATGTGATATAGCTAAATAAGTATCATCTGATGAAAATGAAACTCCATGTCCAGTACTAGGTGGTAACGTATTTGGATTTTCTAATTTAGTTAATAAATTATTTTGTCCATCGGAACTTATTTGATATGATGTTTCCTTCTCATTAAAATCTTTCTTTTGATATAGATGATCTACATAAGCAACTAAATTAGTATATCCATATCTATTTAAAATACTAGAACTTATACTTAATGTAAAACTACCACTATTAATTAATGTCCCTTGTTGATAGTTATTACTACCAGTAGTATAACCATAATAATCATCTAAATTTATTTCTGCAACTACATTTGATTGATGAGATGAACTTATAATACTATAAGCACTATCCGTATCTAAATTACCATTATAAGATACAAATTTTATTTTATTTTCTACACCTTCTGGTAAAGTTTTACTTCTAAAATTGATAGTTTCTTGTAAAACATTATAAGATAAATCTATATTTAAAACAGCGGCTCTTTCACTTATACCTTTAGTATCTAATGATAATAAACCTACATAAGCAGTATAATCCGTACCAGCATACTCAAATGAAGTTATCATATTACCATATGGTAGTAATGTTTTATTATATTCTATAGATTCGGTAACATCAAACACAGATTGGGATAGTGATGATGAATAGTATATAAAACCTGATTTGTATAGTTGCATTGTTTTTCTCTAAAAAATTAAAACTTCTCTTTAATAAATAGAGTTCAACTTCCATCTTTTATAATTTAAAAATATATCAGTATAAAATGTAACTATATAGCCATGACTAATAGAATTTACATAACTAAATATTTTGTATTATTAAAATTTCTAAAACTTAAAAATATATTAGCATTATCCGTTAGAAGACCGTCTTTTGTATAATTATTAAATATTCCATTATATATATCACTATCACATATAATAATATATAAATTATATTTTCTTTTATTTCTACTTAAATCTTTTATTTTATCATATATATATCGTCTAACGGATTTGCTATTATCATAGGATTGATTACTATTATATTCGTATTCTTGATAGTATTTGGTTTTTCTTAAAAATAAAAATTTATTTTGTTGTTTATCTATAACTACTAAATCCATTTCTATCCAAATATTAGAGATTTCCCACTACCATTTATACTTTCGTTTTTATTTACTACTATAATCTCATTCATCCATCTCTGATCTACAAACGTATCTATACCATCTATTAAAACATGATAATTTCCTTGTTCATCTCGTTCTAATATATTTAATGTATGTTTAGTGGAATCTCCTGTTTTATACTGAAATACAGTTGACATTAATCTAACCTCATATAATGATTATCACATTCAAATAATAATTCTTGATTATCTTTTCCAGTATGGAATGATCCATAATAATAACCATAATTATCATAAACTAATTTACTAAAACTTTTACTAACAATTTCATAAGTTTTATTTTTATCTACTTTTGATTTGATATTAACAATTTTACTCATAATAAACCTTTAGATTTTTATTTTAACATTATAACTTAATTCTACGCTATTTCCAATTTCTTGTTTTAAAGTATTTATATCAATATAAACATTTAAATTATGCTCTTTATTGATAACATACTGATATTTTTCTATTAATTCTACTAAATCATTTTCAAATGAAGCAGTATATTCTTTAAGATGGTCATTTATTGTTTTATTTGTTCTCAATGTATATGATACCTCCTATCTATTGAACTAATTATTTCACTTCTAAGTCGCCTATACAAAGACATATCTCCATTACAATCGTTATATATCTGTGTCTTTAATTTATTTGCAGATTCTACAATAGATGGATCTAATTCTAAATTTGACATGTGAGATACGCTACTTACAAATTCACATAGTATAATTTTATCTCTTAAATTAAAATTTACATCTTCATTTTTCATAAAACCAACATCATATATCATATTCATTGTATTAGAATCTTTCAATATATCTGGTTTAGTTTCTAAAATATCACTATCTTTATTTTTCTTTTTCAAATTTCACCTTCCTTAACTATATCCCCAATATATAAATAGTAGCAATTTGCACATAAAAATTGTATATTATCTATCTCTTTATTAGTTTTATCGCTATCTAAATAGGTTAATAGCAACGGAACCCTATTATCTGTAATTCTAGGAGTATCGAATCCACAAGAATCACATCTATCAACTTTATAATTATTATCTATAAGCATATCTCTTAATTTAAAATCACTTATAGGCAATTTATTTTGATGTTTTACCAATATATTATCTAATGATAGTTTTTTATAAGATGTATAAACCACACCATCAGTATTTTTATCTTTTTTTACATTATTAGGATTATAATGTAATTCAAATAGAGTTTTGCCTGTTTCATCATCTATATATTCTTTTGCATATTTCTTATATGTATTAAATGATACATTTAAAAATCTAGCGGCTTCTTTATTAGATTTTGTATTTGAAATAGCAAATAATATATCTTCTTTATAAATCATAATTTAATTTGACCATTAAACTTAATTAAATTAAATAAAAACTCTCTTAATTCTTTATTGGTAAAGTATCTATCACATAATCTAATTGGAGTATCATCTACATTCTTTTGTATATAAAGTTCATATGCATTAAGATTGGTTTCAAAATCATATATTTTTAGTTCTACTCTATATAAAGAATATACCTCTTTAAACTCTTTAATTAAAGTTTTGAGTATTTTTTTATGTTTCATTCTAAATCCTGCTTTTAATATAATCTCTAATAAAATACTGCTTCAACCCATTAAAATAAACATTTATATTCATATTATCCAAATCTACCTCAACAACACCGGATATACTTCTATTGTATTTACCGGAATATATAGTGTATTTACTATTGTATTTTAATAGATTATCTATTAAACAAAAATATCCAACTGGATCGGTATACATTCTAGTTTTAGATACACTATCAAATAAACTAAATTGAATAAATCTATTTGCTATTTCATATAGATCCATATTAATTTTATTATTCTTTATATGAACTAAAAATCGTTTTAAATCATCTATAATATAGTTTTCATCTATAATATTTTTTCGTAACAAAGATATAGATTTATTATTTAATTTAAAAATAACATATTTATCTTTATTAGTAAGAATATCTCCAACCTTTACCATTTAGATAATTAACTATATTTTTGTTTTTCTTATTGTCTTTGTCATATTGAAATAATACATCTATATCATCACAATCATCTGTATTGTTACAATATACATTATATATAATATCCACTATTTTTTTATGACCATTATCATCTGATTTAAAATAAACCATCTTATAATCATTTTTCCACATCTTATTATATAACGTAGAAGATAATATTATATACTTTTGAATATCATCTCCATAATCAGAGCATATATTACGTATTTCTTTCTCTATCTCGGTATATGATAAAACATATCCTTCCGTTCTTAAATTTAGAATATCTAATTCTATTTTATCTAAATCCAAACCAATTCCTCTATTTATAATCTGTTTGATAAAAACCTTTACCTTTAAATTGTGGATTAGAAACTTTAGATATTATAGGTTTCATAGTTCCTTTTTTACAGTTACATTTATAACCATCTTCTATCTTTTTCCTTTCTAATTTAGTTTCTAAAATACCACATACATCACATTTATATTCAAATAAAGGCATATATATCTCCAATATTATTTTTTATATTGTTCCATATCTAATTTACTCATCCATCTATCATGAACAGTTTTAAAAAACTTTTGTTTATCTTCATCTGTCCAATTTGGATTTGTTACAACTTCATTATCAGAATTTATATATGATCCATCTAATGGATTTACTATATTCAATTCATTTAATAAACTTTCAAATTCTTGAAAAAATTTATCTATTTCTACTTCTTGATATTTTTTTAAATCATAATCTTCGATGTTCATCTGAACTCCTATATAAATATTGTTAAAATTTGTAATTCAAACTTACAAAACTTTTTTGACATTTCCAAATATTTTTTTAATTATCTTCATCTTCTATATCAAATATACCTTCTAATATAGAATGTGCAACTAATTTTTGGTATTCATCCGTAGATAACAATACAGCTTCTTCATAATTAGTCATAAAACCACATTCGCATAAAACAGCAGGCATTAATGTACTTCTTAATACATAGAAATTTGCTTGCTTTATACCTCTATCTCTTCTTTTAGTAAATTCGATAAGTCTATCTTGTATAGTTTTAGCCATATTCCTAGAACCACTAGAATTTTTATCATAGAATGTATCTATACCATTAGCCATATTCCATTCATTACCATTTCCTGCAGCGTTACAATGGATAGATACATATCTACATCTATGTGTTTCTTTATGAATTTTATTTGCACGTCTAACTCTTTCTCCTAAAGAAACATCTTCATTTTCAGGAACTAATAATACACAATCAATATCATTGTCAATTAATAATTCATATAAGTATTTAGATATTTGTCTATTAACAACTCCTTCATATACACCAGGAGGAACTTTTGGTGATCTTTTTCCAGGAGTAACATATTTACCATCTATCATACCACCATGACCAGCATCAATTATCCAAATATACTTACTATTATTATTAATAAACTCATTAGGATTATCTTCTATATCATAATCACCTTGTTTCTCATATAACTCATGTTTATCGGTTTGAGATACCAATAATTCAGAGTAAGTCTTTTGACCGACTATACCATCAACTTTAAGTTTATTTATTTTTTGAAAATCTTTAACTGCTTGTTGTGTTTTTTTTCCAAAATGACCATCAACAGTTAAACCTGCATTAATAGATTTATTTAATAACGTTTGTATCTGTGATACTTCATTACCAGTATCTTCTATTCTTAAATACATAAATTTATCTCGTTAAATTATACAACATTTTACTTTGAAATAATGATTCATAAGTAATAAATAAATATTCATCATCATTTTGTTCTGCTAAAAAAATATCTAAGCCGTATTTATCATCTTCGGTTGAATTGATAAGATTTGTATATAAATCATATATACCTTCCAAATAACCTTTCTCTGATGATTTTAAACAAAAACAATCTTTGTCTAAATATATGAATTTTTCCATAAAAAACTCCTTTTTAAATTAAGTTGAATTTCAATAATTCAAATTTACAAAACTTTTTTGACATTTTCAAATTATATTTTTATTTTTTTATCGTTGAAATCAAGAAAACTACAATTATCTTGATGTTGTAGATGAATTGTTTAATTGATTTGTGAGTTAATTGATGTATTGGTAATGTTTTGTTTTAAAAACCAATTAGAATATAATTCATTGGAAAATCTAGAATTTAATTCTAATAAAACTTCAAGAAATAATTCAAAATCAACTATATCAATTAATTCCTCAATAGTAAGGAAATATTCATCTTGATTATTTAATATAATTTTAACGTCACTATCGGATGTATTAATAATTCCTATGATGTTAGCATTTATATTTCCAAAATCAATATTATTCTTAAATTGTACATATACATCATTAGTTTTATTGATAATTTGATTAAACTGTATTATATTAATACAAAAAGATCGTAATGTGTGTATTTTCAAATAGTTATTCATTATTCATTATAACCTAATTTTCTATAAAACTCTGAAATCTCTCGTTTACTTAATTTCTGCCCCATTTTCTGTATATCGGCTGCAATGTCATCTTTACTGATATTTCTATTAAATAATATATGTCTTAATGTATCTAATTCCATAGATGACATATTAGATGAATTTAATCTATAATCTTCAAATGCTTCGCATGCAATAGGAACAATTGGTTTGATTAACTCATAAATAGCTTCAGCTAATACTCTAATTTCATATTGAGCATGACTATCCATTCTAAGTCTTAAATAATGAAATAAATTATGTAAATCTATTTTCCAATAAAACTCAGTATAATTAGATAAAGGTAAATTTATTCTTGCTATTTCTCTTGCTAAATCATCATCAAGATAATCATGATAAGCATTCATATCATTCTGAATTTGTGATTTCATTCTATCTTGTATTTCTTGTGCATTAGATAAAATTTCATCACTTGAACCTTGATTATTATTTGTTGATTGTTTAGTAATTCTATCTAAATCAGGTACATAACAATCATCAGTCATAATAGAATATCTTCCCGAGTACTCGTTAACATTTGCCGATCTATGTCTAATTTGCTGACGCATAACAAAGATAGGACATTTAATATGAAACTTAAATTCTACCATTTCTAACGGTGTATTGTGATACATTCTCATTAAATACCTAATAAGACCCCTATCCTCATTAACAGTCTTAGTTCCCTTTCCGTATGATGTTCGTGCAGCGTCTACTATGGATGAATCATCTCCCATACTATCAACTAACCTAACAAATCCATGGTCTAAAACTTTTATTTCATTATTATCCATTAAGATACCTTTTCATAAAAAATTAAAAATAATTGTTTAAAATATTGTAAATCTTGCGCATTTCTAGCGTATATTTTTGTTATTGTATTGTATTCATCAATAGTTATAGTTACATTTAATATAACTATCTCAGAGATAAAATACCAACACATCCTATTTTCTATAGGAAGTTCTTTTCTTATCTCTGATAAAGTATAATCTTTTTTTAATCTGTAAGTAGATACCATTATAATAATTCTATATTAATATAGTTTATTTTTTCATTTTCATCATCACTATCTAATAAATCATAAGTAACGTATATCTTACCATATAATTTCACTAATTCGTCTTTAACAATAGAAACGATATTAACTCTATTTTTAGAAATATCCAATATATCTTCATATATTGTTTCTTTATTATATGGTATTTTAAAATCGTTAAAAAATTGAATTAAAAAATACGGATTAGACGTATTGTATTCATATTTATTATCCGATATTATTCTTAAAATCGTCATTATTACATCCTATTTAAATTTAAGAATCCCAACTATCCAAAACAAATGATAATTGTAGAAAATTATCCTTAGTTATATATTCAGCCGTAAACCCACCTACTGCATAATATCCACCATTATCATATGCTTCTTTAAGTAAATTATATGCTTTATGTTTTAAATCTCTAATATTAGGTATTCCATCCACAGTATACCATTTCCAATCTAAAAAATTCATTACTTTTTCAACACGTTCCCAATCAAAGTTTTTTTCTATTTCTTCCCATTTTTCTTGAAAATGATCGACTATATCAAACAAAGACATAATTTTTTCAAGTATTACGCCATTATATATTCTTTCTGCTACTTGCATAAGAGCAGTATAATCCTTTGTTGCTAAACAATCTCTCTCTTGTGTTGTCAAAGGCATATCTGATAAATATTGAATTTCAATATAGTCTTGAACCGATTTTCCATCTTTAAATTTGTATTTCATTTTTTTCTCCAAAATAAATAGTCATCTAATATATGTGTTAAATCTTCTATTTCATCCATAGAAAAATTATTTTCTAATTTTTCAATTAAACCATTTCCTTTAATTAGCTTAGAGTTAGTTATAACTTTAAGAGTGTGATAATCCAATCTAGTCAATATAGTTTCCGATCCATAACCAAAAATTAAATAATTCCAAAACGATATATTATCAAATATAGACATATCAATCTTATCATCATTAAAGTCACGAGTTATATTTCTTATTTCGGAAGATAGTTCTTTAATTGTTAAATCTCTATTGATTTTAAACAAAGCCATTTAATTCTCCTTAATTTGTAACTTTCATTTAAACAAAGTTACAAAAAAGTTTTTAATTTTACAAATTTTATTTTTAATTATTTTTAAAAAAGATTTATCGGAATTTTTGTTGTGTTTGATTTTAATATCTAATCCTTATTTTTTTAACATCATAATACAATCTTTAGTTGCCATTTAACCAGTTATATAATTCATACGTAGCATAAACATCTCTCTGACAATATTCATATATTTCAGTTATATCTCCGCCACCTTTAATAAAAGGAACTAAACTATTTCCATTGATAATATTACTTTTTGGTGTATCTATATTTGCTTCATAACAAGCCTGCTCCAATGATGGAGTAATAACACTACCAAAGTTAGATGTAAATGTTAATTTTTGTTTTAAATCATATATAAAATCTAAATCCCAAGGTTTCTTACCTAATACTTGTAAATAAGAAGACATTTTTTTATATTTAATACCATTAACTAACATTCTTCTTATAATAAACGGAATATCAAATTGTAATATATTATGACCTACTATAATATCTATATCACCCAATAATAAATTATTAAAATCATTTAATATAGTTTTTTCATCTTCTCCACATAAAGTACCACCTTCTAATTCACCATCACTATCTAATATATAAGATATACATAGTATTTTGGAAAATGATGGATATAATGAAGAAGAACTATCCCATAATAAGTCATATCTATTTAATTCATCATTATATTCTTTTTTATTATCTAATTTATAATCACAAAAACGTTCCCATATATCTATTAGATTTTTGTCTTCTTTATATGAATTATATATAGGATATGTTTCTATATCAAAAAATAGTTTATTCATTTGTTACTCTTATTTAATTTGTATTTTTTAAAATCAGAGAATATATCTTCAAATGAATTTAAACAATATTCAAAAGTATATTCTCCACTACCACGTTCCATCCAAGTTGATAACGAACAAAACACGTAATCATCATCAGAATATATATCTGAAATTATGTATCTGTCGTCAATTAATAATTCTAAATATTCTTTAATATGTTTCATAATTACAAACTTACAAAAAAGAATTTACATTTCCAAATAAAAAAATAAAAAGTAGCTATATGCTACTTTTAAGATAATTATGAAATATAGATGCAAATTTTATTTTTTTACTATTATCAAATCTTTATTATAATCTGTCATAGATTTAATATCTATTTTCATATTATTTAATTGAAAACTTCCTATTTCACCGGAATCTTGTATTATTCTAGGTAACATAGTTATATAATCAAATTCCTGTTGTCCAAATGTAGTTACATCGATAGTTACGTTAATATCAGAACTATTAATTGTATTAAATTTAATAGATAGATCAAAATCAGTATTTTTATTTTCTTCTTTTATATAATCATCTACTATATCAGAATTTACATTTATATTATCAAACCAAGGTTCTAATAAATTTATCAATTCCTTTTGTTTATTCTTGTCAATTAAACTAATATTATTTATATTTAGTAATTTTTTATATCTAGGATATACTATTGGTTTCATATATTTATCGTGAGAAACAAACCTACCCCATTTTCTTATGAAATTTCTAGTAGATTTAACGTTCTGTTTTAACCATTCATCACTTTCTTTACCTACTGTTGTTAAATTTGGATTATATCTACTACCTCTACAAGTCATATGATATACATATCCTTCCCAAGTTTGTATAAATTTTATACCATTTATATGGAATCTATCGAAAATATCCGAATTATGTAGTCCTATTAAACCGGTTCCACCTATAAATGTATGTGATTTATTAACTTCCAAATCATATACATAAACTTCATCATCCCCTTCAAATCGTTCTATTTCTATAAAATCATCTCTAATTTTATCTTTACTTATAATCAATTTATATTTTTTAGTTATATTATCATAACTGACATCATAAAATAAATTATCAAATTTACATATATAATCAATCATGATTTTTTGTATAGAATAATAATGATCGGTCTCTATTATAAGATCATCTTGAAATATCTCAAAAAATAACAAACTATTTTTTAATTCACCAAAAACATAATTTGGTTGCCATATATTATATGTAGTCAAATCATTCACTTTAATAGCATCACAATTAACATCTATCAGAGAATGATCCTCAGTAACAACTACTTCACCATGATTTGTTTTTAACTTTACTAATCTATTTCTATTAGTTTTTTTTCTAAGAATATAATTTATATCATCCATACCAATACCACCACCTTTATGTGCAGACATTGTTTTTATATCGGTATTAGTATCTTTAAAATTTATTACCTCAACACCATCATCTCTCATATAAGAATGTGACGAATATTTATCCCATAAATCCTTTACTTTATATTGTATTCTATAACCTTCTTCACACACGTAAAGCAACGTATCTTCACCTATACTATCTTCTTTAGATTGAGGTCTATATAATGGGTCATGTCCTTTTATCTCTTGAAAATCAGATTTAACAAACGCCCAAGGAGCAAAAATACCTTCCGTAACCTTATCTTTATTATTTTTAACTAAATCCGAATGAAACTTTAAAAAAGACTTTTCATCAAACTCTTCTGTTTCTATACCAAACCCTTGTAATACTTTTTCTGGTCCTGGTGGATGTAATGGTGGTTCTACTCTTGTTAATGATACTATAACACCTTTTTTTAGATGTTTTTCTATTGCATCTAATGCTCCTGGTGCTAAATACATGTCCGAGTGAAATATAATAGCATTTTCCTTAGTCGATACATCATTTAACAATTCATCATAAAGCAGTGTATGACCCTTCCTCTCACCAGAATCATTTCTTATAGCCTTAAAATTACTATCTGTTTTCATTTTATCCAAACACCATTCCCAAGTTCCATCATTCGAATTATCATCAGCTACACATATCTCTACATCATGATTTCCTTGATTTTTTCTTATAGAATCATATGACCATTTTAAGTATTTTAAATTATCTCTACTTGGTTGTATAAAAGAAATTTCCACTAAACTATTTCCTGTATTATTTTATTAAATTTATCTAAAAATATTTTTTCTGTATAATTTTCATTGTATAATCGTTTCGTTTCATTAGAACAATGATTATAAAACTCTTTATCTTCTTTCAATTTCTTAGCTAAACTAACTGCCTTTTGCATATCACCCAAATCAACGGATAAATCTGGATGTAATGTGCATTGTGTATCTACATAATTATATCCTATCGTAGGTATACCCAAATAACTAGCATTAAGAGAAAAAGTTCCAGCTGCAAAAGTTCTCATTAAGTGTATAGCATACTTACGTTTATTCAGTTCATTTATCCATTGTGTCCAATCCATATATGGTAAATAATTTATATAATCCCATCTATCTTCTTCTTCTCGTTTTCTACCCATAGACGGGGCATACACTTTCTCTTGTATATTATGCGCAACTAGCAAAGAATCCATACCACTATACCATTGACACATAGTTCCGCCTATCATAACACCACTACGTTCTATATCCGTATCTACATCTTTTATAGTATCTTCTATCATTAATGATTGTAATGTAAATGTGGGTTTATTAAATAGTCCTTTATAATATAATACATCGGACTCATTATGGCATAATATAGCATCAAATTTATTTATAGTATTTATATATTCTAATTGTAAATCTAATTTATAATCTTGCCAAAAATTGTTCGGTCCTTCTTGCATAAATACTATTTTTTTACCCAATCTTCTAAGGTATGTTATTAAATTATTTTTAAATATAACATCTAAATTTTTTTTTGGCAATATACATATAACTATATCATGAGAAACAATATCTTTGTAAAACAATGGATAATGTATTGCATTTAAACTACATATCCATGATAAATCGGTTCTCATATTTTTATAATCTCTATTAACCGTGGAATAAAAGTTATTTTCTGATGTAAAAGCTATTTTCATATTAATTTCTCCTTACCATCAAAAAATATATATCTACAACCACGTATACAATTCTCTCTTATAGTTTTATATGGAGATAATGAAATCATTTCCGATGTTCCTCCTGATGAGGTTTCATTTACTCCACTCTGATATCCTATATTAAACTTTGCATGTTGTTTTATATATATTTGTTCTCTAATAGTTGGTTTTTCTTCTATATCAGCAAAATTTATTCTTTTACTATAAAATTTTCCCCAAAACGTGTTTTCTAAATCAAAATCAGAATAATAAAATATTGGATATTCACCTATTCTTTCGGAATGCTTATATAATAACTTATCTTCTTCCCATCTACCTTTATATTTATCTAATCGAGCAGAAAATAATAAACACCCATAATCTACATCACCAATATATTTATTTATTATCGCATCACATTTATAAATTTCTTCTTCAGTAAAGTATATTTTTGGTCTAGAATCTATATTTAAAATATCATCATCCGTAAATCCAAATCTCCTAAGAATTTGTTCAGCTAAAGGTTCATCTATAGATCTAATCATATCACCATCATGTATAGTACCTGTATATGAACGTTCATGATCCGTATATATTATATCAAACTCCCCAAAATTAAAAAAATAATCTATATATGGATTATTATATATTATAGTGTTATAATTGTCTATTGCTGTTACGCTATCATTGTAATTCCATCTATTAATATAATCTCCAAAGAATTTTATTATATATTCTTTGCTTGGTAAAGCTATTTTTATATTTGGATATTTCGTTTTTAATGCTTCAAATATACCGCTGGTTATACCTAAATCACCTATACTATAACACATTCTCATAAATGGAAACCAACCATCATAATTAGTTGGTAATGTATCTACTTTTCTAGATAATATATCATCATATTTATATCCTAAATAATCAACTTCTCCAATATCAACTACCCTATCATTTATAACTTTCCATTGCCTCATTATATACCTATATGTTTAGTTGCATAATCAATACCAATAGCATAAAAATATTGTTTGGATCTATCCACATTATATTTGTTATGCAAAGAATGTTGTTTATAATTTACAGGAGATGGATTAAATTTATCCAAATAACAGATATCACCGGAATATCTTATTATAGAATTTGTAAATTCTACTTCTTGATTTTTAATCTTTACATTTGGATTCATAATACTCAAATGCCCATTCCCATCATTATACCCATTTATAGATACATCACTTAGAGTTTTAGAACTAGTTATACCAAATGCACCACCGGAGTGTTTCGCTATATTAAAACTTATAGGTGCAAATGCTATAAACTTATAATCTGTACTTTCTAACTTTTTTATAGAATCCATATAATAACCACTAGATATCATTATATGATCGTCTTCCTGAAACATATAGTAATCATATTCAGTATTAAATTCTTTCCATATTTCACTGTATGCCGTAAATGGACTACCTGTATTTTTAAATTGTCTAGTTATTATCTTACCATTACCAATATTATTATTATCTATAGATTTAATATATTCTTCTGATTTTTCAAATCGAAAATCCGGTATATGATTAACAATTATCAAATCCATATCCAAATCCATCGGATAAAATTTATATTCGTTTGGTATAACATATTCGGAAAATAATTTTAATGATATATCTCTATTTAAAGGAGATAATAAATTACTACGCCTTTTATTTGAAAAATAAGTTACTATTATCTTACAGCATTTCATTATAGACCACCCGATACTCTTATTGATTGTCCGGTTATATATTTATTTTCATTTAAAAAATTTATAGTTTGATATAATTCAGATGAATTACCATATCTATATAATGGTATAGTTCTTTTTAATTTTTCCAACATTTCTTCACCAATCGTATATGTCATACCACCATCAAAATATCCCAATTGAATCGAATTACATCTAATACCATACTTACTATTTTCTAATGCACATGTTTTTACAATACTATCTATAAAAGATTTACAAGCAGAATAAACTCCAGTACCATAAACTGGATTAGTAGATAATATAGATGACGTTAATATTATATTACCTTGTATATTTTTAGATTTAAAATAATTTATAGATTCCGAAACTAAATTTAGTGTTCCTTTAATATTAATATCTATCATAGATTCAACATCATCATTCGATAATTTTGATAATATAGAATTAATATTAATACCAGATAAATTTACAATTGATTCTATATTATAAGATTTATTATTTAAAAAATGGTTAATTTCATTTTTATTTTTTAAATTAACATCTTTACTAGATAAATAAATATATTCACTATTTTCATACTGCAACATCCTTCCTAAACCACCGGATCCACCAAATACAATTACTTTATTCATTATTTTATCTCCCAATTTAATATATCCTTTTCATTTAAATTCTTTTCAGAGTATTTTCCATTGTAATAATCACTGAACATAGGAGAAACATAATGTTCACATCCTTCAAAATAATAATGAGTTGCTTGTGATTTCCTTGTTCTATTTAAATCATTTATTTTATCACCACCATGAATTAAATGAGCAGCCCACAATAAAACTTTGCCTTTGGTGGTTATAAACCTTTCAACTTTATAATGCATAACATCCACCAAATCCCTAATAAATTGCTCATATATAGCATAATTTTCAAATTGTTTTCCATATTCAGGAACATTCAGTCCTAAGTCTTTAAAATGGTACATTGGCATTTTATGGCTACTTGGAACATATAGTAACGTTCCATTATTTTCATCCATATCCTCTAATGCAGTCCAAGATCCTACCAACCATTTTTCTGGTATAGAACTGAAATGTATCGCATCCGAATGCAATGGTTGGTTGCTTCCTTTTGTAAAGTTTATAGTTTGAAATGGTATAGGGTTTCTTCCATATAGTAATTTTAAAGTATCTAATATTTTTGGATGCTTTGCCAATGACAGAACATTTTTACATGTTTTCCAAGCCTCAAATACTCTGGGAGATTCTTCGTTATAATGATAACCATCCTCCTGAGTCTTCAATTGTTCTGATTTTATTAATCCATCTATTTGATTATGTAATTCATTAATAAAAGATTCTTCTAATTCTAAATCTAATACTATATATCCATTCTTATTATACTCACTACAAGTATAATATTCATCAGATGTTATTTCATCATTATTAATTTTATATTTCAATATATTTTCAAAAAACGGAGATTCAATCCAAGGTATAGATAACGCATTTGAATCAATTTTAAATTCTTTCATTATAATTTTCCTTATCATGTATTAATTCTATTATTTTATCTTTATTTCTATATTTTATCAATTTAGCTGGATTACCAACATAGATTGACCATGGTTCAAAATTAATTTGTTTATATACTGCACTATTAGCTCCTATTTTACATCCATCTGGAAATATAATATTTGGAAATACCATAACATTTGATGCTAAACCGGAATGCATTTTAAATATTATATCACCGGAATATCTTTTATTTTTAAACCAGTATTCATTTACAGGACCATAATTGCCGGAATAGTCTTCTGTAGATGTAAATAATTGACAATGATACCCAATAGTAGTCCAATCTTCCATATATATTGTATTATATGAACCTCCTAAAATACTATGTGAGCATATTTGTATATAATTTCCTGTTTTTAATCCTGATGTAATTAATGTAAATGGATCTATTCTTACGTTATCTCCCAAAAAAACTTTTTTTGGATTAGTAAAAATAACATTATAACCTATTTTTACATTCTCACCACAAGCACCAAGCTCTTTTTTTATATCTTCATTCCAACCTATCATTACCAGCCTTTTTTAATTAAATCGACTATATATTGTCTGTCTTCGTCTGTTACCCACCAACCAACGGGTATATTTGTAATTTTATGTATAGTGTTTTCTAAGTTATTTAAATCGGTTCTTCTATATTTTTCCAATGTAGAATGTTTATCATTTCTTTCATGAACTTGCGAACATGCAACACCATTTTCTTTCATATATCTATGAAAATCATCTCTACGTTCTACCAATATACTATAAATCCAATATGAAGAATCAAAACCGGTTTGCCTTTCTAATAAAGTTACACCATTTACATCTTTTAATTCATTATCATAATACTTGCCATTTTCAATATGCTTATTTATCACATAATCTACTTCTTTTAGATTTTCATTTCCTATTGCCGCATTCACATCATTCATATGAAATTTAAATCCCCACTCTTGTATATCATTTTCACATCTAAAATCCTTTCTTTCTTTATCATCCCTATCAATACCATACCATCTCATTAATTTAGATCGTTTATATAAATCGGTATGTGGTAATATTAACATACCACCATCAACAGATGTTAAATGTTTGATAGCTTGAAAACTAAATGCAGAAATGTTACCATGTGTTCCTATTAATTTACCTTTATATCGTGAACCAAATGAATGGGCACAATCTTCTATTATAGCAGGACTAAATCCATATTTTAGTCTAAATCTATTCTGTATGTCCTTTAATCTATCTAGATCATTTGGATAACCTCCCCAATGAACTAACATGATGGCTTTTGTTTTGGAAGTTAATTTTTTTTCTAAATCATCCAAATTCATATTTAATGTTTTTGGATCTATATCTACCCATTTTATATCAAGTCCATTAGCTAATATTGGAAAGTTTGTAGCAGTACACGTTAATGGAGATGATAAAATTTCATCTCCAGGTTGTAACCCAGACCAAAATGACGAAGTATATGCACATCCATCATAAATGTCTTGATTATATTGTGGTTTCTTTAATAAATGAAGTGCTAAGTGTAATGCACTTGTTCCCGAATTTAATGTTATTAAATTGGTTTTAGTAGAATAACCTATATTAAAGTAATTTCTTAAATTATTCTCAAATTTATCTACAACATCCCCTTGTCCTATAAATCCACTATTTAAAACCTTTTCGGATTCTATAGATGCATTTTTAGACATATAAACCTTAAATAATGGTATATTTCTCATAATAATATCTTAAAAAAATTTTTAAAAAAAATAAAAAATTAAACTCCGTAATAAATATAGTAATTAATACCCTTACCTAACTCACCGGCTCTTTTATATTCCATTTGAACTCCTCTACTTTCTTGTATTAATCTAGTTCCGTCGTATTCAAATAAATCTATTATAACAATCTCATCACAATGCTCTATCCAATACAAATCTTGCGTCATCCACCAATCACTATCAGTCTGTAATTCTTTAGGTAAATATTCCGCAATTGGATGTGAATGTGATATAGGAGAAAATACTATATTTCCTTCTTGCATAAGTTTAGCGGATATTTCATTAGCAACTTTATATGAAACATCTGGATTCCAAGAATATGGAATTGATAAATATATCTTTTTCATTATTGCTCCTTATTTTCTGTATTAGACGGATTAGTTGTAGCTTCATTTAACATATTAAGAATATAATCTATTTCTTCCATAAATAAATCTTTAATTTCATTATCAGGCAATTCAGAATTAAATTTTAATTTCCCAATATAATCCAATAATGGAATTTTTAATAAGATATATGAATCACCAGCAGTAACCATATCTTTTTGTTTAAACTCTTCTACATTATTAATAATATTTAATTCTTCATCAACAATACATGCGATACACAATCCATTTGGCATATCATTCGAAAGAGATTCTACATACTCTTGTATTTTCATTATTTTTTATCCTTTAAAATTTTATAATCTGTTTGGTAAACAATATTACCATTTAAAATATTTTGTACTCTAAAATAATTATCGCTATTATTGCTTAATTCTTTACACTTAATAATAGCTTCATCCACATTTACATAATCATCATAACCTGCAAATTTCCATAAATTAAATATAGTTTTTATATTAAAATTTTTACTACGTGGATGTTTCATTTCTTGTATTCGAAACATAAATTACCTTAATTAATAATTACAAATCTAAGAAAAAGAATTTATATTTCCAAATTAATTTTAAAAATATTATTATTTAAAATATCCGATTTTACAGGACTATACATAAAATCTACACCTTCAAAGGTATATATATTATATTGTGAAAATCTACTACTATCCTTATTAACTATACGTCTTTCACCATGATATAATGATGGTGACATAATCAATGCAGATACATTCTTTGTCTTAAATGGTTTAACTAAAAACGAATTAAATCTAACTATATCAGTTATATACTTATTATACAATCTAAGTCGTTCTATAGAATCTTCCATATAAGGTATGTTAAAGTCTTCAAATGTATATCTATTTAATAAATGAGATTTTGGTGAGAATTTAACAGTAGAATTAGATAAATCAGTTGTTTCTAACGCTACAAATACTTTACATATATATCTACTAGGAAATGTATCTATATGTAGTAGTTGATTATGCATAGAACTCATTTCCCCTACGAACGAGTTCATCGTATGAAATGGTATAGGTTTTTTATTAAATAATACCTTTAATTTATCCAATATAGTTGCATTATACAATAACTCACTAGACAATTCATTTTCTTTATGAAAATCATATATTACGTTCTTATAATTATAAGAATAATATTTGGATTTAAAAGATACATCTCCTTTTAATATAGATATTTGCATTTGATTTTCTAATTCAGATATAAATTCATCTGATATATCTAAATCTATTTTTAAAAATCCAAACTTATTAAAAAACAATATATCTTTTAAGTTTAATGGATCTATACTATCTTTATATTCATATAAATACATAGATAAATTTGGCATTTCAGATAAAGGCAATGGAAAATTCATTTTAATTAAATATTATTATATAAATTATTTTGTTTTATTTGTTTTTCAAAGTCTTTTATATGGATTAAATCATAACCGGCTTCGGTTGGTAATTTAGAATATTTTTTATATCCAACTATAGTTTCATGAACTTTTCCTTGCCATTTTATCTCTGATTTATTCTTGTATAATCTAGCTTGATAGTCTGGATAATTAATATATCCATTTATATCAATAACCCATCTCATTCTTTGTATGTATTCTTCGGTTATACCATTTACTAGATTTATTCTAGGTAAATAAAATAAATCTATATCAGAATAATTAGCTAAAAACTCTTTTATTATACTAGGAAAATATTCACTTATATATTCATCCGAATCTATATTAAATATATAATCACCGGTACATTTAGAATTTAAAAAGTTTTTTTGATATGCAAAATTTCTATTTAGTGGATTAGAATATACTTTAAACCTATTTGGATTATTAGCTAAACAATCATTACATAGATTTATAATATCAATAGATGTGTTTCCTTGATCTTGAACTACAACTATCTCATCATTAGCTTCTATTGTATTTAATAATAAATTAACTAATCTACTAAATTCTTTATATTCATTGCATACTAAAATAGCATATGAAATCTTCATTATTAACCTATAATATCTTTTACAAAAAGACAATAGCATATAGCTATTGTAAGTATTAACCTAAAGAAATAGCATGAAAACATATCATATGAATATGAATAACTGCATTTGCACCACCTGCGGTAATTAGTATTGATATTGTTTCGCCTGGTGCGAGTTCTATTTCTAAATCTTTTAATGATATAAAGTATTATTTTTTATTTTTTCTTTTTGATATTTTTCATAAAGTTTTTATTTGATAATAGATTTTTTTGTTTATCTATATGTTTTTGTCTATCGTAGATTTCATTTTGAAGTTGTCTTTCTTCATTTGTAATTCCACTATATACGGTCTTTCTATTACCAAACTCATAATCTTCATAATAATCTTCTAATAGGGCTTGTGTTTCCCCTTCTAATTGAGATATTATCTTTTCGTTATACTCTATATCAAACTCTACATATTCTTTTTTATTAGATGGTATACCTTCGTATTTTAATCCTTTGTATTTATGCTCATCTAAAAATCTACGTTGTTCATCAGATAATTCCATATATTCAAATTTATCTATTGTCATAGGATTATTTTCTTCAATACCTAGACCATATAAAAATCGTCTTTGTTGATCTTCTGGAAAATTATAATCTACAACTTGATAATAAGCAAATTGAGTTATAGTCATTTGTCTGTATGCCTTTGGATGCTCTTGAACTAACTTTTTTAAAACTCGATCATAAAATCTTTTAGATGATAATTCCATCTTTAATGTTGGTATATCTACACCTATGGTTTTTTGACCATAATACAGATATTTTAATCCATATTGTTCAACTAAATCATCTAATGTACCAATATCAAATATATCTAAATTTAAGGCATGAACATATCCTTCGTAATTTTTATTTAAAATTAAAAGTATATATTCTTTTGGAACATCCCAACCTTTAATTTTATATTCTTTACTATCAGGGGTATAGTTACCTATAATAACCATACCCTTCTGTAGTCTATCGTGAGTAATAGGAACTCTTCTTAGAATCCTATTACGATGTTGCATATTTTTAGAATATCTTTCATCCATTGGATTGTAACTTCGGTAAATCTATTTTTTTAAGTTTAGGTAATTCTAATTTAACTTCTGATGGAAATTCTGGTATATATCTATCTAAAATATTTTCAAATTTAGATGTCATTTTTTCTAAACTAAAATTATTTCTAAGTCTTCCCATTGCATTTTTAGCATTCTTAGTTAAATTCAATTGTTTTGGTTGATCATAGTGCAAATATAATACCTTTGCAACATGTTCATAATCACATTCAAACCAAGAAGATTCTGGTATAAGAACATCTTCCCATACAGCAGAAGAATGTATCTTTTCTAATTTACCAGGTACTAAATGATGATCCGTTTTATTTAAAAACTCTAACTGACCAGACCAACCAGATGCAATTACAGGTTTTCCTATAGTTGCAAATTCTAACATAGGTCTACCATAACCTTCGCCTTTTGTTAAATTAACCATAGCACCTATTTTAGAATGATTATATAACGAGTTCATTTCTTCTTTTGATAAATCACCGTGTAATAAATATATATTTGGTAATTTACTAATATCAGGATACATTCTTTGTATTTTGTTTATCTTATCAATAACCATATCTCTATCAGTAATAGATAATGTACCAACCGATGTTTTTAAAATTAATGCAGGTTTTTTCTTTTCATAATTATAAAATGCATCAAAGAAAGTTTTAATTAACATTCCTGTATTTTTTCTATCTTGACCCAAATCTCCATTTAACCAATGACCAACATATAAATAAGCAAAATCTTCTTCAATAGAATCTAAATATTTCTTTATAGATTTACTTATTTTTGTCGTTTTTTTAAAAACTTCTGTATCTACACCTTCAATTAAAACTTCACAAGGAACATTTAATTTTAACATTCCAGTTACATTACCATTATTATCATTTATATTATATTGAGAATACTCAAATACATTCTTACTATGAGTAGATGGAACTAAAACCAAATTCATTCTATTACATCCCTCTATCCATTTGGCAGATGCAATTGTAGTTTCGATACCTGCAGTTATACCTATATTATATTTACCAATAGGATTAAATGCAGTTGGAACCGTAACTTGCATAAATATATCTGGTTTTTCTTCTATCTTATTAATTATTCTATCAATAACCATTTTATCTTTTGGATCATTAGGATCCAATCCACCTAATGGAGTTGATCCCCATTTTGTAGATATTACTTTAATATCATATTTATCCATCTCTATAAGAGAACGAACCAAATCCCTAGCATGATGACCATATCCTGATAGAGTATCTACCGGTCCTTCAAAATATAATTTTAATTTATTCATTTAAACTCCTTTAAAATACCATTAGGTATATCTTTTCTTTCACTATAAGTTCTTATTTTATCTATTTCCGATATTTCATTATTATCAGAATCCATTATTAACCAATATATTTTATTTTTTCCAAACTCTAACTCAAACTTTCTATTTTCAGTTGAAAACTTATATAGAATAGTTCCGGTTTCAGTTGGAGATATACTATGTGTTAATATTAAATCATATAAACAATCATCTAATTTATTTATGAATCCATCTATACAACTAATAGATTTCCTACAAGGAGGAGGAGAACCCATAGAATCAAAATTATATCCTAATTCTTTTAATCTATTTATTTTTTTTAGTAATATATTTTTTTCTATGTTATTTTGATGTATCATAATTTATTTCTGATGATTTTTTATCTAATCTGTTATACTCTACCTTTTCAAAAGAAAATTTATCTGCTGATTTTATAAATTTAGTATAATCTTTATACAATGTATCTATACATTTTATCATTCTATTACACATATTTTTAGAAGACATACCTGTTCTTTCATCCAAACAATATTCTCTTCCTAATAAACCAAGTCTATTTCTTTCTTCAACTGGCATATCGTATATAGATTTAATTGCGTCCGCAACTTCATTTACAGAACAATAATCTTCGTATATATATGGTGTTGGTGGAGATCCAACTAACGTTCTTATCTTAGGAAATAACGCAATACACCATTCTCCATGTTTAGTGTATTTTCCGTCTGCATTAGTTTGCCACTCAGAAGTATAGTCGCTAGGATCTACTAACTCACCATCTTCTTTTACAAATCCCATTTGGTCTTGAATACCACCAGTAACATTTCCTATAATCATAGTTCCTGCCATAAGAGATTCGTGAGAAGATAATCCCCAACCCTCTGCATATGATATATTTATAGTTGCAGATGCTAAATTATACATATAATTCATAGTTTTAGTATCTACTTTCTTTGGAGAAAATGCTACTTTATATTCTGGACATATAGCATCAATAACTGCAGGTAAATCTGTACCATTATTATCTACGGGATCCGTATGTAACATAAGAACACATTTCAATGCTTCTTCTTTTGGTAACATATCACAAAACAATTTAAATGCTAATATAACATCTGATGGTCTTTTTCTTCTGATGTTTCTGTTAGTCCAAAAAATAAAAAATTCACCACCAGTTTTAGATTTATAATCCGATACAAACTTATCGTATTCTGGATCATCAGTAATTGGATAGAATAATTCTTCATTTATTCCGTGAGGAACATATGATAAAAATCTATTATAACTTAACATATTTACCTATTATTTATGTTCAATAACTCTAAATTGCTCATCTCTAAGCACATCTTTATTTAATCCAAACGTTTGTTTAGATATACCCATTAATAAATCACAAGTTTTATATGCACTCTTATTCCACATAGGAGAAGGAGCATCGTCCCATATATTATAATATATAATAGGAATACCTTTTGATCTTAATTCATATTCCATCATATATAACCAACCCCATTGTCTTGGATCGGTAAAGTGGAATATCATATCTGGATTTTCATAATTTATTACTTCTAATATAATATCTCTATTACCATATCCATTAGTACAATATATATTTAAATATGCATCTTCAACACCAGTTTCTTTTTGAGCAGAATCATTTAATATTATCTTCTTATTTTGCTCTGGGTGTTTTAATGCTGCTCCTATTTGAGTCCAATTGTATCTGTGAAGAGTACCCATAACAATCTCTTTACTTTGGGTAGCAACTCCACTAAAAAATCTAATGTCATCTGATAATAATAATATTTTTTTTCGTTCATTAGCAGGTAACACTTTATTACCATTTCTATCGTCACCTGCTCTGAACTTTATAAAATCTTCAGTCGATTGGACTGGTTTTAATTTTGGTAATTCAATCATTAGTTACCTTTTGATTTTTTTCTAATAATTTTAGTAGTTTTTTCAGTATTAGTAGTTTCTGTTTCTTTTTCAATTTGAGTTGATTTAGGTTCTTCTACTTGTTTAACACTAGTACTAACTTTTGGTTCTTCTACTGGAACCGTTTGTGTTTTAGGTTGCTCTACTGGAACTACACCTGTTTTAGATTGTTCTTTTGGTTGTTCTACTTGAACTACTCCTGTTGCCATAATATGCCCTTTAAAAGTGAAAAATTTATAATAAATATAATTAAATTAAACGTAAATTCATTTTCTAAGTTTTTCGTCACAATATAAGTTATCATTATAAGCACAATACGTACAATTAAAATTATTTCTTCCTTTTAATTTATCATATTCTTTTTCTATAATATATTTCCCATCTGTTGAAAAACATTCTAATAAAAAATTATTTAATAACTTATTAGCTTTGTTTATACTAACTTTACCATCCGGAACTTCTACTCGTTGCAAATAACTAACTTTTATTTCAAAATCATAATCATCTGGATTTGGAACTTCTTTTTTTAATATATAAAAAACGACATCTACATCATCTATATCTATATTATTTTTTTTAGAAAAATATATTTTATAAAATAATAATTGTGCACGTATAACATCATCTTTTTTCTTAAAATCATTCCAAGATTTTTTAGATGTTTTTAAATCTATAATTAAATATTTTTTTGTTACTTTATCTTGTAAAACTATATCTAATTTTTGTAAGAATCCAACATTATATTCATCTAATACCGTATATATTGGATATTCTATACCTATTAATTTATATTTTTTAGTAGAAAAATATTTAGTTCTATTAGTTCGTAACCATTCCAAACATTTTACACCTGCATCATAATATTCCACCATATCATCATATGTTATGTCCATATTATTATTTTCATTCTTTTGATTTTCTTCATATATTTCTATCATATATTCTTTTAAAATAGAACTTAAATCTAATGCATTAGCTTCTGAAACTGATACATTAAATATATAATGCAAATACATCTGAACTGTTTGGTGTAATGCCGTTCCATATAATAAATGAATATTATATTTATCTAATTTAATTTTATCTATATATTTTAATTTCCAAGAATGAGGACATGAATTATGCATCTTGATTTGACTAAATGATATAAGAGGTATATCCCAATTTATCTCAAAATCTTCTTTTGTAACTATATCATTAAAGTTTGGAATTAATTTTTTTATAAAACTCATAAGCTGAATTGAAATCTTTAAATTTTTTAAAATTGACTACTATATCATCATCATATACATCCATTATCCACATTTTATCTATTTTACTAAATTTTGGAAATGAATATCTTATTAACTTTGCCATTCAGAAATAATCTCCTTAACTTTTAACCTTAACGTATCCATATCAGAATCATTATTTATTACATAATCAAAATCATCATATGAATTATCTAAATCAATCTCTGATTGGTGTTCGTCATTTGGTTTTTCATAACCAATATAAGAAGCATCGACTCTTATTATAACACCACCACGTTCTTTTATAGATTGCAATTCATCTTTAAATCTAACATCGGATATTATCCAATTATTATATCTTTGAAATTGAGAAAATAAAGATTTTACCCATACATCTTTTGTAAAATTATCTCTAAATACCTCTGTTCCAACTTTTTGTAACATATACCTAACACTCATATCCCAATCGGTTAAAAAATTATTTTTATTTTCGTCTTTTAAAAAATACTCTACCGGTAATCCTGTTAGTATAGAGCATATATGTTTTAAATTATATGCAAACGATTTTATTTCAAAATTTTCATTTAATTCTTGTTGTAATATAATAGAAACAGTATCTTTACCAGATCTCTTTTTTCCTGACAATCCTATTAAATTATATTTCATTTCTTAAATTCCTTGATTACTTTATTTATTTCTTTATGGTCTACATTAGAATATGCCATTATATTATATAACTCATATTCAATATCTTTAGAATTTACTATTATATTGTAATAGTCAATTGCGACCAAATCAGAACATTTATAATATTTTTTTATCCAATTAACAACTTTACCTTTTACAGAATCATTCTTTGTTTTAGATTTAATATATTTTATATATCCAACTTTTTTTGGAAGTAAGTTTTGTAATACTCTATATTTAGATTCATTATCCATATATAAATCTGTACCTAAACAGATGTTATTTATTATAGGTAAATAAGATATATCCATAGATAATATCCTATTTACCATATAAAAAGGAAAGGATGACATCTCTAATGAATCTATATCACTATAAGGAGTTTTATTACTCGTTAGATGTTGTATCGCTTTGCTTGGTTCCACCATATAATCCAGGTATATTAGGTAAAAAATCTTCAGCTACTTGACCGCAATCTGCACACGTATATACTTGAATTGGAACAACCATATCAGTATCCATTCCGGTTTGTATTTTAGATGCTTTTCTAAGCATAAATCTAACATCAAACACTTTACTACCACACGATTTACAATTATATGGTGTAGTTTGATCTATTGTTACTGTTGGTGGTTGTTTTCCTAAACTACCATTTTGATTAGTTAACATATTATTCCTGCGTTAAAAATGAACAAAACATACTCATTACGTTAATTTCTTTATCAATAACATAGTAATCTTGATATTGATATTGATTTAAAATTATAATATTAGTAGATAAATCACCTTGTATATTATCTATATTGGTATATAAATATTTATATAAAACCTCAAAATTAGTAATTCTAAGATCGGTTATTATCTGCCTAATCTCTTTTATTTTATCATTAGGTTTCTTTTTAGAGTTCATAATGGATATAATATCATCAAATTCACTTTTTCTTTTAATTTCTGATTTTGATGGTAAATATTTTCCATTGATACATTTAGACCATATAGAAGTTATTGTAGAACGTATATCTGGATATTTTTCATTTATTATACCTACAATACTATGTAATGTAGATTCATCGTTTATATCATACTCTATATTTTCAGAGTCTAATATATAGATGATTCTATTCATTATATCTTCTTTTGGTGTATCATCTATATCGTAGCTAACAAATCTAGATTTAATAGATTGTAATATTTTTTCAGAGTGGTTGCAAGTTAATATAAATCTAACATTATCACTATATAATTCTATAATATAATTTAAAGTTTCTTGATTTTTAATAGGTATACTATGAAATTCTTCTAATAATATTATTTTATATTTTCCTTGTGGTGCAGAATTACAGAATGGTAATATTCTATCTCTAATTCTATCTAATCCACCTTTCTGCATCTCATCTGCAGCATTGATTTGCATATAATCTTTGCATTTCAATTCATTTATAACCATTTTAGCTAATGTGGTTTTCCCTATACCAGGAGAACCACACAATAGCATATTAGGTATATCTTCTCTTTCTATTATATTAGATATAACTTCTCTAAATTCTTCACTACAAATATAATCTTTTAATTCTCTTGGTCTGTATTTTTCAGCCCATATAGTTGTATTTTCTCTATATTGCATTATTCTAAAATAATTGGGTTATACATAGTTCTTCCACGTAAGCTATCTATTACAAATAGATTTTGTGATGGTTTTTCAAATTCAGCCTTTATACTTATAGCATAAGGATTCCATCCAATAAGAGAACCATTAATAATAAATGATTTTCCTAATAGAGATTGATGAAAATGACCAAATACATCCAATGAAACATTTCTAATTGATTTATTCCAATTATTTATAGCTTTATTGATAGGTATAGTTGGACCACCTACACCACCACCATATCTAATAAAGTGACCATGATGGAATCTAGTAATTGTTCCATAAATATCTAATATAGTGTGAATACCATATTGTTGATGAAATTTTATAAACTTATTATTAGAAAATTTATCTCCTAATACATGATACATATATTGCTCCAATGAATTTCCTAATTCGGTAGATATTCTCTGTTGTTTTGTCATTCTACCATGATTTCCACTAGAAGTAACTATTTCAATAGGTAACTGTGTTTTATCAGATATAAATTCTATTGCACCTGCAAGTTTATTTTGAACATGTATAATTGCATCCGTTGGAAGTAAAGAGTTTGATTCTGCTAATTCATCATGTATATTACCAGTAATAAAATCTCCACCTAAATGAATTATAATTTTCTTAGATTTATATGGTTCTTTTATAGTATCTATAATTCTAGCGGAATCATTTAATAATTGATTTATTCTTCTTTCAGCAATTTCTAAATTAAATTCATTCAAATCATTTACAGCATGACGTTTTACAACTTCCTCTATATGCCAATCAGACCATTGAAGAACTATTGCTGATTCTCTACCTTTTATTATAGATGGTGTAGTCTTAATTACTTTCGGAGAATACGAACTTTCTAATTGTCTTTTAATTTTAGACTCTTCTCTGAAATTGTCTATTTCATCTAATAACTTTTTATTTTTTGTTTTTAAAATATTATTTTCTTTCTCTATCTTTTTAAGTTTTAACTCATCATCTACACTATATTCTTTAGTTTTATCTTGAAATACTTCATCTATTACTAAATCTAAATCTGGTTCTGAGTCATATACATTTACATCCGAAATTTCTTGTTTTTTTGTAATATATTTATCATACCACACACTAACAGTAATATGTTGTATTCCATATTTAGATGCTACCTTATAGATCATATCTGGATTTTTAATTTCAGATAATACTTTCTTTTTAAATTCCTTAGTATATCTTACATGTTCTCTATTGGAATTTAATAATCCATTTTTAAATTGAGTATGCCAATTTTTAATGGTGTGATCCCCACCAATACCATACTTTCTATTTAAATCACTTATAGAACTTCCATTCATAAGCTCAGCAACAACTTTTCTTTTAAATTTGTTACTATATTTTTTCATATAAAACCTTTTTATTTTTTAATATATGGTAATAAGATATATTTTGAATGTATATCTTCACTTTTAAAATCAAAGAATATAGCTGATGCTGGAACATTATCGTTTTTATATGCAACTATATGACTTACATTCATATCATTAGCTATAGATTTATTAGTTTCTATAATTTTTAAGAAATATAATGCATTAAATTCATTATCATCATTATTTTTTCTTCTCTTATCAAATAAATCAACATATTCATTATTTAATACCAATTCAACTTCACCGATATAATTATCAGAGTTGAATTTGATTATATTCTTATCTTCTGTTTCATTATTTAATATACTAATAGTGTCTGGTTTAAAAATACCATATAATTTTGATATTTGAATTATAAACTCATTATCCATAGGTATAGTTAATGTAGGCTCAGGTATAGAATTCAATGGTCTCTCTTTTAAATTATCATTTATCTTATCGGATTTTACACCTAAAGTAAATTTAATTTTTCTTTTCGAATCCTTTACTATAAGCATATATGGATTGTTAGTTATATTATTATATTCTAATTCAAAACTAAACTCATCATCCATTATAGCTATAGTTTTTCTTATATCTTGTAGATTTTGTAATATCAATTTACCACTAAACCCATCAATAATACCGTGATTATATGTGGTATCTATTTTAAAACTGGTATCTACAATACCTCTCACTAATATATTTGCTGAGTTTTCATTTACGGTCAACTCACAAACATTATGCTCATCATTTATCTTCCCCAATAGGAATGTATCTAAATACTTAATAAATGAATCTCTATTTACGGACATACATCCTCCAATATTGATAATAATTTATTTATTTTACAAATTTAAAAAAAAGAATTTAATTTTCCAAATAAAAATTAATAAAAATCAGAATAATCTACTATTGGTTTTATTTTTTTATTATTTTTATTAGTAGATTTTTTATTTATATAAAGTTTATAGGATGATATTCTATCATTTGATATTTTGTAATACTCTTTATCTTGTTCCATACCTATAAATCGAAATCCTTCTATCATAGAAGCTATTCCCGTACTACCACTACCCATAAATGGATCTAAAATAATACCATTTGGTGGAGTAACTAATCTAACCAAATACTTCATCAATTCAATTGGTTTGACAGTTACGTGATTGTTATTATCGGTTCCAGTGTTCCTTTCTTTCTTAGATACCTTTGCACAATAAAAAAATCTAGATGCAGATCCTTCATCGCCAATTGTTTCTGATAGTGGGTAATTTACATCAAATTTACCATATATTCCATTAGGACTACCATTTGTATGCCGTGTATGATTATCATTCATAATTCCTGATTTAGTGTATGGAAATAATTCTTCTACCTCATCAGATCCATCATGTATAATATTTGATGGAAATCTTCCTTTATTATAATCAACTTTATCGGTAGAACCATACTTTCCAAATATATCACTATCAACTTTTCTACCATTATTACGGGCACCACTTATACCAACTCTACATTTACCAATATTTATACCACCAACTCCCCATTTAATTACATTTTCTGCTATTGTATTTTCTGAAATTGGTTTTTGTGCTAATATTATGGGTTCCATTGCAGGTTTTAATTGAGTATTCCAATCATAATATAATTTAGCAAGTTCGGTTGCTAGTTCAGTTTCCATTAAACTATGTGGTTTTTTCGAATATCCCCATTTATGACTATCTATCGCAGTTTCATTTATAGTTTTGTGTTTATTTGGGTCTCTATTACAACCATCATAGGTTGATATTTTTTTACCAATCACCTTTCTTTCGGCATTATAGTATTTATCTATGGATTTATCTATAGACAATCCCTTTGGCATACCCGAACCATAAATCCAAGCTATAGTATCTTTTATATAAAATCCTGAGAATCTTATAGCCATAGACATCCAATCTTGTGTTCGTGTACCAGAAAATACTAGTATATGGCCACCTGGTTTTAATACTCTATATATTTCTTTCCAAAATATAGGTTGTGGTACAAACGAATCCCATTCTTTACCCATAAATCCACCACCACTAACATTATAATACCCATCTTTTAACCAAGAAACCATAACATCTTGTATGTTAGGTGGAGTTCCTAGTCCATACGGAGGATCGGTTACTATAGAATCAATGGAGTTATCTTCTATATCACGTAATAAATCTATATTATTACCAATAAATAACTCATATTTATTTTCACTAAATAAATTACTATCCATTTTACCTTAAATTTAAATTAATAAAAATCAGAATAATCAATTGTTTTTGATGGCATAGTCCATCCTATTGCATCATATATAGATTTTAATTTATTAGATAATTCACTATCATATATTTTATTAATATCTATATATTGTTTCATAAAATCTATAATTTCTTCGTATGGTTCTTCAACGGGATAACCCAATACATCTATATTAAATGGATTATGTTTCAAATAAACATATTTAATTTTATCACCTTGTTTTATTTTTCTATATTTAAAACTAGCATTATAAAAACTCAATAATCTATTATAATATATAGCAGATTTTACCGCTACCGGTGTTCCTTTTTTAACTTGATGTATATATCTATAGTTATCATCATCATATTCATTCATCTTTTTAATAGATGATATTTTAGATATATACTCATAATCATCTGGTCCGATTGTTTTTAATAAACCAGATACCAATTCATTTGATTTTTCTTTATCATAATCAATCAATATAAGTTCCATTAATGTCTTTAAGTGAGTTCTAAATTTAACAGGAAATGATGATCTAACAACATCTATACCTTTAAAATCCAATGGATCTTTTAAATTTCGTTTACCTTCACTATCAATTACATATTGAGCATATCTTTTTTTACCTAACCATAACCCACGTCTAGTTATCTTTTCTCTGTTAAATTTTAATCTGTTATTGTCAGAATTCAAATATATTTTAGAAAATGCTTCTAGTGATTCATTAATATTATCACAATACTCGGCTGCTATATTTGATAATATATCTATTTCTTCATTTGTTGGATTATTTAAATCTTTTATATGAGAATAATCATTTGGATGGAATGGTACATAACTAGAATCGGTATCGTTGTATATTACAACGTCCTCAAATCTTTCATTATTATTTATAGAATATAATTTATTAAATATGAATGATGCATATTTAATTACATCTCTACCGGTAGCAGTAACGGCTCCTGCATTTTCTAAATCATAAAATCTAAAACTCTCTAAACCTAAAACACCATATATAGAGTTAAGTAAGATTTTTTGTACTAATTGTAGTTTATCATAATATACAGATGCGTCTGGATCGTTATCTTTTATAGCTTGTTTTAATTTAGATTTATATTCTAATCTTTTATTAAACCAATCAGATAATATTGTTGGTATCAATCCTTTAATATCGGTTCTATACATTAAACCATTAGATGCAATTGTATATTTATTTTCTTCTATAAATTCTATAAATTCTTGTTTTGTTAGATTAAATCGTTCTTTCTGTAAGTTTTCAACAATCAATATAGCATCATCATCTATATAATTAAAATTACCAGAAAATAAAGAAAAATCTATTTCTCCATCATGAAGAGAATTTATATAATTCATCATACCAACATCTTCCCAATTCAATATTCTACCTATTTTAGTTTCAGGTGAAATATTTAATGTTATAATGATAGACGGATATAATGATTGTAAATCGATAGAAAAGAAATATTCATATATACTTGGTTCAGGTAATCTAACATACGCACCCTCAAATGCAAGTTTTACTTCACAACCCTCACCAAATGATTTATCTAATTCATTTTTTAAATAAAATACACCATTATTATAGTCTATATATTCATATATATCCTTAGTTGATTTTGTTCGGAATACTCTTACTAAACCCTTTGTTGGGATACGTTCTCTATCACAATCAACATCAACCGATAAAGTATTTATACCAGAATAATGTACCATATTAGATGTCATATTTATCTTTTTAGACTTATTTGGTGCTAATGTATTATTCTTATCCATATAACTCATTATAGCACCTTCTATAACCGCAGATGAGTGTATAAACTGTTGATATGGTATATGTGATACGTGACAAATTCTTCTAGTTAAATTTATAAAATCTACTTTTTTATCTAACTCGGTTATTAGCTTAACATCGACTAAGTTGTATTCTATAAATTTATTTATATCTGTTTTAAATAAAGTATCTAAACTACCTTCATATTTTATTTTACCATGACCCAATTCTTCATTAGCAACATAATCCAAAGCATAACTAGATAATTCAGAATAAGTATAATTTTTATATAATTTCATATAGTCTAAAGATGCTACTCCAGCTATATCAACCATTTTATTTTTTTCGCTATACTTTACTATTTCAATTGGACTTAATTTTTTTACCCATTTATTACCTAATACACGGTTTATCCTAAAATATAAATATCTATTATCAAAGCTATCACTATTCCAACCAACAACAATATGTGGTGATATAGATTTAAAATCATTTATATATTGTTTTAATAGATCAACCTCTGATTTAAAAGATATAACCGTAACATTACTATCAGCATTGTAATTTGGAACTTCGTCTGATAAAACATATACATAATATTTATCTTCTGTATGGTCATACATAGCTATAGAAGTTATAGTATTTTTTGCTTCTTCTTCTTTTAGTTCATTAGATTCCATCTCAACCTCAATATCGATAATAACTATCTTGATATTTTCGGATATAGAATCTGAATCGTTGTAATACTTTATTAGTTGCTCTATTTCAGGAGATAAGTCTATCTGTAAATAATCATTTGGATTTCCATTATACCCATCTACATTTACTACAGGATAATTATCAAACAGATATTTATGACTACCTTTTATAGTATCATTTTTTGCTAATTTATAATAATCTTGTTGTCTTGTAAAATTAGTATATCCAAAATTATCATCCCACAAATGAACTGTATTTTTGGATCTATCAAAATATATAGATTGATACATTTAATTTAAAAATAATATTAAAAAATAAAAAATTAAGTGGGGATAACCCCACTTTAAAATTATTTACCAGTAGATCCAAATCCATCAGTACCACGATCAGTTGGAGTTAATTCTGATTCATGTTCTACTTCATCCATAGTAATTTTATGAGTTGGCTCTATAATAATTTGACCTATTCTATCACCAATATCATACACTTTATATTTATATGTCAGTAGCCCAAAAAGATTTTTTAATGTTTTTTTAGGAGCAACTTTTTTAAATATAAGTTTTAATTCTCCACGATAATTACTATCCAATATACCAACTGAGTTTGCTAATGTAAGGTTGGTTTTATACACCGAACTTCTAGGGTAAATTTTCATTACCGAATTATTTGGTATTTGAAAATATAATCCAGTTCCATATACTATATAATCGCCCTTATCTTCTTTTGATATAGCAACTACATCCATTCCTGCATCATGTTCGTGTGCTTTTATTGGTAATGTAGCATTTGGTTCTCTATATATTTTTACATTAAACTTCATAATAAATCCATATTATTTAATTAAAAAACTAACATCATCTTTAGATAAGTTATTTATTTCTTTTGGATCCATATATTGTATTATAGATCCTATAACTTTATTTGTTTCTTTATCTATTATAAAATTCATAGTTTTTGTATCAGTAATGTCTTTTGTAGAATTACTAACCTGAATGCCTTCTATAACACCTAAAATTTCATATACAATTTCCATAACAACCTTGTAAAATATGAGTGTGGTCTAAGGCAGACCACACTCTAATACTAACTTAAATTTTAGTAAATTTAAAAACTTTAACAAAACCATTGAAATCAATAGTAATTAAAAAATAAACTCCACTAGACATATTAGATATATCTATATTATCAGTTATACCTGTTCCACTTTCATTATATACGACATTACCAGTATAATTAGATATATATACATGTGAATATATTTTACTGTTATCTAAATATAAATTATCATCTGTAATATTTATAATTTCTATTCCATCTACATAGTAATCAGATTCATCTTCTACATCTAACGGAATATCTTTGATTAATACAGTTAATATCTCTATAATAGTAGGCTCTACATTAGATAAACTATCTATTTTCAAATTTAATTCTTTAACTAATAACTCTAAACTATCTTGTTTACAGTCTTCGATAATATACACTAAATCAGTTTCTTCTATTAATGTGGTATATTCATCAGTAGTTACAAATTTAAATTGTAATGTAGAATCTTTATCTTTAACCACATAAGAATATGGTGACGTTATTGTCCATTTATTATTTAATTTTGTATATTCTGTTTCAGAATTTATTTTGATATAGGTATCAACATATTTAAAGTGTTTAGAATAAGACCAAGTAATATCAATTTTATCCATTACTTTATATTCAGATCCTACTGGTCCTACTTCAAACCATTTATCTTCACTTATAATTACAACATCACCCAAAAAACCCATTTCAGTATAAAACTCGATAGAAACAATTTCATCTGTATTTAACTGTGAAGTATAAGTATATGATTTTGAATCAAATGGT